CGTGAACGAACACCCGTTCACTAAAAGGGTGTAAACACGTAACCGAACGCCCGAACGTGAACGCCCGAAACGTGAACGAAAACCCGTTCACTAAAAGGGTGTAAACACGTAACCGAACGCCCGAAAAAAAAGGCGAACGCCTGAACGTTCGCCCTTTTAGTTTGTTGTTATTATTCTGTTTTCGCCAATTCAAAAATAAGCCCGTTACAAATTCCACGTTCACCCGATAAACACAAGGAAACACTTGCGGGGGATACATTGAACGCCTTTGCCGTTGCCCGAACGCCTTTGCACGTTGTTATAAACGTTTTAACGTTTCGCCCTTTGTCGTTCGGTAAATATTCGTAAACGTTGATATACTTTGTTTTTTGTTCGTTCGTTTTGCCCTTTGTAACGTTTTCAACGTTTGCCAATTTATCACCGAAAACGCCCGTTTTTACTATTTTAATACGCACGTTTTGCAACGCCTTTTTTATTGCCTGTTCTGTTACGTTGTTACGTTCGGCAATAGTTGAATATGTTTCCTTTTTTCTATTGTCCGCAACGGGTAACAGATAATTTATAAAAACGTCTTTTTCCAATTCTGTAAACGTGCATTTACGCCTAATTTCCCGAATGATTTTTTCAGCGTCAATATCAACCGAAAAACCTTGCCCGTCAACGTACACCGAACACCTATGAGCCACCCGAACATTCGTTCGGTCGGGTGTGTTTTCGGGTATAGTTTCAAACGCCAGAACGTTAGCAGAACCGAACGCCCGTTCGTTTACGAATTGACGTTCGATAACGTTGTAACATTCTGTTATAACGTTCGTATATTTATATTGTTTTAATTCGTCTTTTTTGCCGTTCTGTTTTTCGTTTATCAACGTTTTATACGGGCGTATTAGTGCCAATTCGTCCACGTTTTCAAAAGTGTTTAACTTTGTTATAATTTCGCATATTATTTCGTGAATAATTGCCAACCCATCACCCGAATATATAGAAACGTCCGCAAGGCGTTCGGTAATTGCCTTTGCCTGTTTGTTGTCCGTACATTCGCAAACATATTCGCCCGTTTTTTTGTAACGTGATTTATAGAGTTTGTCCAATTCATTAACGAACATAATGCAACGTTGTTCGCCTTTTCGGGTGAATATTTTTGCCGTTTCGTCCGTTAGTTTTAGCAACGCTTTATATTTGCCGTTTTGCCCATTCGTTGCCCATTCGTTGCCGTTTTCGGTAACGTCCTTTATTGCATTTCGATAATGTTTCAATTTACACCCGAATATAATTGCCGATAAACTGTAAAGGGCGTTAGCGAATTCGGGTGAATTCTTGCCAAATTGAATATACATTCGGCATACGTCCTTTGCCTTTTCGTTGATAACGTTATCAACGTCCATTTTTGCCGAAATCTTTGCAAACGTTTCGGCAAGGCGTTCGTCATTCTTTGCCTTTGCCTTTTCAATTCGCTTTGTGTTTGCCGTTGTCTTTGCCTGAGTGTTTGCCTTTGCCTGAGTGTTTGCCTTTGTGTTTGTCATTTCGTCCACGTCCTTTTTAATATTTTTGTTTGTGTTCGCCTGAGTGTTTGCCTTTTCGGTAACGAACGGGCGTTCGTTCGTTTCCTTTTTCGCCTGAGTGTTTGCCTTTGCCTTTGCCTTTGTGTTTGTTGTTTTCATAGAAACAACCCCCTTGAAATAAATATTTTTTGACAATGAAACGAAAAGGCGTTCGTTTCAAATTGTCAATGATAATATATCATATATTTGTCTGTTTGTCAACGCTTTTTTATTTATGTAATATAATACAATTATTTTTTGTTTTTTGTGCCTTTGTTTTTAATGTTCAATTTTAACACTATCAAACATTGATAACGGGGTGATTATGGTATTTTATGCGAACGCCTGAACGCCAACGAGCCTAGTCCCTTCATCTCCCACATCCCAAAAAATACTTTCCGACAACCCTTGATAAATCGGTGTTTTTTAACATTTGAATCACGATAACAACCGTATTATTTTTTATAGCAAAAGCTCCGGATTCTGAAAAAACAGTATTATAAAAATCAGTAACAACCAATCTTAATTATCCAAGATAAAACCACGAAAAATTTTTAAACTTTTTTCCTAAAAACACTTGACAAACATATATACCTGTGGTATACTGTTATCGTACCCAAAATAGTATACGCAAGTGGATTTTGTATAGGACATTTTTATTCTAGCAAGCCCGGTCAGACTTGGTCAGTGACTAAGTCACTTCTCCGGCGCAGCCGGAACCGGTTAGTATGGTAAAGGATAAATACATTCGTTTTTAAGTATCTATTGGACAAATTAATTTTAATAATTAAATATTTAAAACAATAGATATTGACCGATGCTTTAGCAAAGCAATGGTATATTATAATGTATATATTTAACAACGCTTTTTATAGTTGTTTCAGTATACATTAGAGATGGTATTTCTCTTTTATAAGCAGAACCCGGGAAGCCTTGATATATAAGGGTTCGAAAAAAGGTTTACAACCTTGGTGGTTGTAAATTGTATTTTAAACGTTGTAAATATTAATCACTTTTTACCACGAATGAAAGGATGAGTTTAGTGGCAGTTATACAATTCAACAGAGAGGTTCAACTTTATCATTCAGAGCAGAATGACCAAATTAACAGTGCTAATGATGTAATTGACATCAGTGCGCTTAAGTTAAATAATAAGAAGCTCGCAACGGGTCTTATAGCTCCGGCATCAGAGGAGGTAGTTGAGGATATTGCACCCGATAACGCGGCAGACCCCATAAAGAGTATGAATGATATCATTGATATCTCGCAGTACCTTATTAATAATAAAAGGTATAGGGATAATATGCTGTTTATCGTCGGTATTAACTTTGGACTTAGAGTCAGTGACCTCAGAATGTTGAGATTCTCCAATTTAATAAATGAGAACTTTACGTTTAAGGATTCTTTCCCTGTATTTGAGAAGAAGACCAGGAATACAAGGAAGAAGAAAAAGAACCGCTATATTACAATTAATACAGCGGTAATTGAGGCGGTAACATTATATTTAGAGAACACGCCCGGCGTTTGCCTTAGTGATTATATGTTCCGTAGTGAATCAAACCACGGGGGTAGTAAAAATGTACCTATAACTCCTAAGTCGGTTAACTATATACTTAAAGGTATAGCTGATGATTTAGGGTTAAATATGAAAGTATCGTCGCATACTCTCAGAAAGACGTTCTGCTATCATCAGATGTTAATGTCGCACAACGACCCTAGAAAGTTGTTGTTATTACAGAAAATGCTTAACCACTCCTCCCCCGCCCAGACGCTTGATTATATTGGTATAACGGCTGAGGAAATTGACGAAGCATACAGAGCTCTGAATCTTGGCAGTCTTGAACATAACTATTTAATTAATAGTAAAATCGTTGAATACGGCGAGCAGGTAGGATAAGGTGGTGATAAGATGAAAGAGTGGGATATATACGAGGAAGGATATTTTATTACTGGTAATCAGTGCGGTGCAAGATTTATAGGTGTCGGTTACGGTAATACATTTTTAAGCGCTTGCAAAGAATTTATTAAACGTACCGGACGAGGATATATAGAGAAGGACGATACCGGAAAATATTTTGCGGCCGAATGGGGATGCAGGTGGTATCCTACATTAGAAGAAGCGCAAAGGTCGTTCGGATGAGGTGATAAGTTGTTAATACGTAAATTAATATATAGAGCGGAGGTGATGTGTGTGTGGTAAGAGTTTGTAGTGCCATAATGGGTACCGGTAAATCAAGCGCCGCAATAACTTTTCTGAACGAGCACCCAGAACAAAAATGTATTTACATTACCCCCTACCTCGAAGAAGCTGCGAGGGTGCGTAAGGGGTGTCCGGGTAGAAAATTTGTTGAACCAAACAATAAGTTATCTGAATATAACTTTAAAAAGACAACACACACAGCGGCTCTGATAAAGAAAGGTTGTAATATTACGACCACGCACCAGGCGTTTAAGAGTTACACACCGGAAATGCTTGATGATATTCGTGAACAGGGATACGTTCTGATAATTGATGAAAACGTTGATGTATTGGAAAAGTTTGAGTGTCACCCGGACGACCTTCAAATAGCTATTGATGCCGGGTATATAAAGTATGAGAACAATGTGTACTCAATAGTAAATGATAAGTATCACGGTACGGCATTATCCGAATTATTCCGGTTTCTTAAATCAAGAGAGTTAATAAGAATGGATACCGGCGAGGGAGATAATCTTTATTACTGGGCTCTCCCCCCTGACCTTATAACTGCGTTTAAAGATGTGTACATACTAACATATTTATTCGAGGGTCAGAGCTTACACCACTTCTTGAAGATATACAATATACCTTATGAATATATAGGTGTTAAGAAATCGGAAGACGGTGTGTATTCGTTTAGTGATACGGAGTTTTATGTACCTGAATATGTCAAGAATATATCAAATATGATACACGTTCTCGATAATGAAAGAATGAATGAAATTGGCAATGGCAAGTTTGCGTTATCAATGAACTGGTTTAAAAAGAATGGTAGGCAAATCGAACAGCTCCAGAAGAACATAGCCAACTACTTCAATAATATCTGGAGGGATGTGCCGAGAGATAAAAAGTTGTGGGGCTGCTATAAGAACGAACATACAAAAATACAAGGAAAGGGATACACACGAAACTTCTTGTCGTTTAATACAAAAGCGACGAATAATTATAGAGATAAGTATTGCCTTGTATATGCAGTAAATATATTTATGAATATTGCAGAAGAGAGTTTTTATAAAGCTCACGGAACAACAATAGATACGGACGCGTACGCAACATCTGTAATGGTTCAGTGGATATGGCGTTCTGCTATAAGAGACGGCAAAGAAATTTATATTTACATACCGAGTAAAAGAATGAGAATGTTATTAAACAAATGGATAGAAAGTCTTGGAAGTGAAGGAGGTGAAACAATTGGATTATAAAAACGATTTTATATATTGGGATACATATATTGATAAATTGTTTGATGAAGCAATTGATGAATTAGAGGAGATGATTGAAGATATGGTTATGCACCCAGAATTTATGGATGATAACTTACTTGAAGAGATGATTGAAATCGGGCGAGAAGAGTATAGAGAAGCCTGGGAAGAATATATATCGGATTTTTAATTTTTTATGGTATCAACACTAAAATACAAAACGCAGAAAAGGAGTGAATTTTTATAAGCAAACAACTGACTTGTCAGAAATACATATTTAAAATTCATACTAGTCGTTTAAGAAATAATAAGTGGGACTTAACAATATCTATAGACGAAGCAAGACGTAATGATGAAGTTATTGCTCTTGCTGATAGTCAGATATTAAGATGGATAGACGAATTAAACGGCATTGTTGATGCTGATGATAAGGCTCGTAATATTAAGGGTAAGATAAAGGCTTTAAAGAAACAACCCAATAATATCGCAAACAAGACAGAGATAAGAAAGTTATATAGCGAGCTTGATAATCTTCAGTTTAAAAAAGACTATATGTGTTTAATCATTGACAAGAATAGTGATTACCGCAGAGCACTTAATGGGTTCGTTATCAACGGTGTAAAATACGTAAGACTGTTAGGTACAAACGGCGGTATTAAAAATTCAACAATAGTATTTGTTTCAGAGAGATTGGCGCCGGAATTAAGAAGGCGAATTGATAACGACAGAGATAAGGAAAAGGAACACGTACCCGCGAAGCTCGAGGCATATAAGGCATTAACGTGTAGCGCGTCCACTCCGGTATCAACACCAAATGGAATTTTAATTGTTAACGACGCCGAAACGGAGTTTACATCAGACGTCCTTTATCTAACAGACGAGGGCGACGAAGAGCCGGAGATGGAATATATAAAAGATTATATTGTAAAGCTAAATGCGTCTGATGGGTTCGGGTTAATGCTCCCCTCTTTAGCACAGCGATGGAGTGAAGAACTAGAGCTCGATTATTTAGTTAGCGGAGTAAATACAAGGTTCGCTTTCGAAAAAGGAATGGCTTTTACATTTGACTTTTTGGATTTTGCAGAAAATGTCGCTCATACATATTTTGTTAAAGATGCGTGGGGAAATACAGTAGATATTAGAAATGTCGAACTAATTCTTACAACTTCTATGGTAAAACTATGGGATAGTTACAAAGATTGTAATGATTATTTAGAATCTTCGTTAAAAAATGGATATACGTTTGGTGTAACAAAGGCTTGCCCCGAGGAACTTGAAAGCGTAAGAAGTTTGAATTATCAATTTATCCAAAGCTATGATTTTTCAGATGAGGATATCGAAGAGCTTATTGCTCCTACAATAAAGGAAATAAGCGGTATACTCGGTGGCGACTGGAGAGATACGGTATTGTTCGTAAAAGGTCTTGGTATCGAAAGAATGATTGATAGGATAGATGACGATTATATCAAGGCTATAATGATAGATAAGAGGATGCTTAACGACCCATTTGTTCAGAGTAATATATACAGACTTATTAAAAACAGAATAAATGAGGCTAAGGTGGGGGTAATTAAAGTTCACGGAAATTATTCCATTATTTCAGGAGACCCATACCTTTTATGCCAGAGTATATTTGGTCTTGAAAAGACAGGTATTTTGGCAAAAGGTGAAATCTACAACAAATATTGGGCTGATATTGGTGCAGATAAACTTGCGTGTTTCAGAGCACCAATGACTTGTCATAACAATATACGACTTGTACATCCGGTAAACAGTGATAAGGCAAAACATTGGTATCAGTATATGACAACGTGCACAATACTTAACTCTTGGGACACGATAACATCAGCTTTAAACGGAGCGGACTTTGACGGAGACATTGTAATGTTAACGGATAATAAGCTGCTGGTAAATAAGCTTAAGCCCCTCCCTGCTTTAGTGTGCGCTCAAAGGAAGGCCGGTAAGGTAGTACCGACTGAAGGAGATTTCGTAAGCTCAAATATAGCCAGCTTCGGCAACGAGATTGGACAAACTACAAATTGGATTACAAGTATGTTTGAAGTCCAAGCCGGATATGAACCTGATTCTCAAGAATATGAGACTCTATCATATCGTATTAGATGCGGACAGCTATATCAGCAGAACTCTATTGATAAGGCAAAAGGAATTGTATGCAAACCAATGCCGCGTTCTTGGCACGACAGAAGGTTCGCTAATCAAATAGAAGACGAGTACGACCGGAAATTATATAGAGAGATTGTGGCAGACAAGAAACCATATTTTATGAGATACATATATCCATCTTTAATGAAACAATATAATACATATATTAAAAATACAAACAGTAATGCATTAAGAGAATTTCAAATGACAGTATCGGAGCTACAGAGTATTCCAAAGGAAGAGCGCACCGAGAGGCAAGAAGAGTTTTTAAGGTATTATGGTTATAGACTTCCGGTTGGAACAAACGATTGTGTAATGAATAAAATATGCAAGCGATTCGAACACGAGTTTGACGGGCATATAGGAAAGCATAATAAAAATAATCCGTTTGATTATACGATTATGAAAAGCGATGCGCCATATATGCAACATCAATATAACTCAATACTTAAACTTTATAAAGAATATAATAAGAGACTTAAAAGTTACGCGGTGTTATCCGATTACGAAAGAGTTCCGGATACGGAATCATTTATGACACTATCTGTTATAAACGACGACTTTCAGAAAGAATGCCATAAGATATGTCCTAATGAATCGGCTCTTTGTAATATTATTCTTGATATTTGCTACAAAAGAAATTCAACCAAACAGTTTGCCTGGAGTATGTGCGGCGACGAGATAATAAATAATTTATTAAAGAATAACGGAAACATAATATCGTATCCGGTAATGAGCCCCGACGGTGATGTTGAATTTGAAGGTAAGAAATTTAAGACTGAGACAAAGGAGATGGTTTGATAATATGTCAATAGTATTAAACGAGCACGAGTGGGCTGAGGATATGATACGCTCACGTTCACTTGGAAAGAAGCCATCCGAAACACTTTGCAGGGTGGCAAGATATTACATAGATAAGGATTATTCAAAGAAAGATGTAAGAAAAATACTTGATGCGTTTTTGTTACAATGCGACCCGGTAGCATCTCTTCCTAAATGGTCTAACACACTGGATTATGTGCTTGCGAGAGCTTTAAAATACGAGGCAATACAAATTGACAAAATAGACATAACCGATTCTGAACTAGAAGTAATTGACGGGCTTGAGGGTGTCCAGACGAGGCGTCTCGCCTTTACTCTTCTTTGTTTGGCAAAGTACTGGAATAAAGTAAATAACAATAATAAGTACTGGGTTAATAACAAGGATTGTGAAATAATGAAGCTTGCTAATATCAATACATCAATTAAAAGACAGAGTCTAATGTACCACACCCTTAATGAACTTGGACTTATAGAGTTTTCTAGAAAAGTTGATAACACAAATGTTCGCGTCTGTTTTGTAAAAGAAGGAAATGTTGAGTTATCAATTACAGACTTTAGGAACCTCGGTTATCAATATTTGAGATATCGTGGAGAGCCATACTTTGAATGTCAAAATTGTGGGATAGTAACAAAGCGTGATAATCAGGTTAGGGGCAAGAGACAAAAGTATTGTCACGATTGTGCTGTCAAGGTCAGAATGCAACAAAACGTCAACTCAGTAATGAGAAGGCGTGGACAAATACACTAAAAAGTATAAACTGTTGGAAAAACAAACACCCCTTAAACCCTTGACACATAAGGGTTTATCGGGTGCGTGATGGGATACTATAATGAAAGAAATAATATATTTCAAAAAAATAAGAAGAAAAGGATTGATTTTTAATTAATGATTGCTATTAATAAGGCAGAAAGAGACGCTATTAAGAAAAAATTTCCGGACGTTTACATAGTTAGAACTATGAAAAAAAAGTCCAAGCGTCACAGATATTATTGTGAAGAAGCACGCAGAGTAATACGCTACCTTGATAGTACGCGTAATAAGACTTCTGAGTCCAGATAGGTGGTGGCTTATGCAGGTGACAAAATTGCCTGGCGAGTCAAACCTTGACTTCCATAGGAGAATGGTATATGGGAAGCTGGTTGATAAATCGCTATCTGATATGGATTATACCGAACTTGCTGAGCTGGTATATGGACAGCCGTATTCAAGCGATGTTGCGAGAAGAATGTTATACGGAAGTCGCAGAACGCTCGAACTGATTGATAGCGAGGGTTTGGCGTCAGTTACGGATAAATCAATAATATCAGAAATCGAAAACAAAAAGAAAGAGTTGCGTAAAGAAACGCAAAAGTTTTACGACCAAAGAAGAGAATATAATAAAATGGTTTCTGCAGAAGGCAGGCTTGAACATCTGTACGATTCATTAGCCGATTCTGCAAATAGACTAAACGACACCGTTGGTGTTTTGTTTAATGATATAACCGGTAGTTTCGAAGATGTTACAGACAACGAAGCGGTTCTTGTCTTTAGTGACTGGCATTACGGAATGAAGGCTAATAACATATTTAATACATATAATACAGATATTTGTAAACAAAGGGTAAAAGGTGTAGTGAGTGAAACAATTAAAAGAATAAGACTACACCAATGCAGTAAATTACACATTGTTATCCTCGGAGACCTTTTCCACGGAGCAATTCATACAAGTGCGCGGGTTGCATCAGAGGAATTAGTGTGTGACCAAATAATGCAAGTATCTGAGGTATTGGCACAGGCGATTGAAGTGCTGAGCTGTTTTGTACCAGAGGTAGAAGTATATACAACGTATGGTAATCACGGAAGAACTGTTCAAAATAAAAATGATAATATCCATAGAGATAATATGGAAAGGCTAATTCCGTGGTGGTTAAAACAGAGACTCTTGTCGTATGAAAATATCATCATAAATGATGAATCCGAAAATGAATATATCTTATTGACCGTATGTGGCCACGATATGTGTGCATCACACGGCGACTTAGATAATGTTAAATCTTCTCCAAGGTTATTAACAACATTGTTTAGTAAAACGTACGGTAAAGATATAGAATACATAGTTCTTGGTGACAAGCATCACAGAGAAAGCTTTGAAGAGCTGGGTGTGACATCAATGTTGTCTGGTTCTTTATGCGGAGTTGATGATTATGCAAATGATAAGAGGTTGTTTTCTAATCCATCCCAGATGCTTCTTATTATGAACCATCAAGGGCTGGATGCGGAATATAGAATTAAATGTAACTAAATCATAATAACTCTCCTTATAAAAAATCGGGGTGGCGAAAAGCTACCGTCACCCCATACTATCAATCAAAAAAAAAGAAGACGAGTAACGGTTCTGACTCGTCGGTAAAATAAAAAGTGACCGTGCGAAGAAGACGAGTGACGGTTCTGACTCGTCGGTAAAATAAAAAGTGACCGAATGATTGGTACGGAATGGCAGGGATAATCTCCCTGCCATTTTTGTGGGAGATTTTATATTGTTTTTACAACCAATCTTTATCAGATTGGTTGTAATTAATTTGTAAAGAGGTGATTTGTGTTGGCTCGTAAGACCAAGATGAATAATATCACAAGTCCCGAATTGATTGCACAAATTAACCCCAAAAACAATGAACTATTACGGGACTTTATAAATTACCTTCGTTCAATACAACGAAGTGAAACAACAATATATGGATATGAAAACGATATTCTTATCGCTTGGGTTTGGTGTTTACAAAATAACGACAATAAGTTTTTTGTAGACTGGACTAAGAGAAATATTGTTGCGTATCAAAATTGGTTATTGGAGAATAACGAAAACAGTCCGGCTCGTATAAGAAGGTTAAAGGCTGCGTTATCTTCTTTAAGTAACTATATTGAGTCAGTTTTAGACGACGAGTTCCCTAACTTTAGAAATATAATCAACAAGGTTGAGAATCCGGTAAATAGACCGGTTAGAGAAAAGACAGTCTGGAGCGACGAAGAGTTGGATGAATTATTAGCCAAACTTGTTGACCGAAAAGATTACGAGAAGGCTTGTTATCTTGCTCTTGCAATGTACAGTGGTAGACGTAAGGCAGAGCTTTGCAGATATAAAGTCTCTGACTTTGACGATGATAAGCTTGTCTGCGACGGCGCTTTATATAAGAGCGCTCCAATAAAAACAAAAGGTCGTGGCGGCGGAAAGATGATACACTGTTACACACTTGCTAAGAAATTCAAACCGTATCTTGATATGTGGATGAATTATAGGAAACAAAACAAAATTCAAAGCGAATGGCTATTCCCTAATTCAAAAAATGCTGATGAATATGTAAGCATCTCGACCATTAATAGTTGGAGTAATACGTTCTCCAGATTATCTGGCAAGCCCGCGTATATTCACAGTCTTCGTCATTACTTTACTACAAGTCTTGCGAAGGCGGGTATACCCGATGGCGTAATTCAGAGTATTGTGTCTTGGGAATCCGGGGATATGGTTAGGATATATAAAGACATTGACGCCGACGAAGAAATAGGTATGTATTTCAAAGACGGCGATATTTCTGTTCCTTCTAAGAAGGGGTTTGATGAAATATAACGGATTAAAGGAGTTAATATTAAATGAATAAAAAGGACTTAGTTAAAAACATAACTGCGTCTATGAGAGAAAAGGATATTAGAAAGCCTGTTTCTATGCCGAAACAGGTTTTACATATTTCGGATGATGAAGGTAATCAAAAAGATTTCACCGTTCGTAAAACAGAAAAGAGCGTTATTTTTACAAATGATGACGTCGAAGCTGTAATTAATACCTTTATTGAAATAGTTCAGGACGCAATTAAAAAGGGAGAGACGGTATCTCTTCACGGCTTTGGTACGTTTGGACTAAAGTATCGTAAGCCTAGAAAAACAAAGCAGGTTGGAACTGATGAATGGGTTGAAGTTGCGGCCAGATATGTACCGAAGTTTACATTTGGTAATGAACTCAGAAGATGTGCAAAAATTTATGAACTCTCGTTAAGTGATAAAATAGACATTTCACACGCTATACTTGACGAACTTGATTCGAAGGAGCGTGAATAATTATGTCTCTTGAGGTAACTAATGAGAGCGCAATATGTTATAAATGTGGTTCAAAGTATAGTAGACGGAAGGGATATTTTCCTGTCAGCTATTCTTTGTTAAACAAGGGTGTCGGTTATACGCCGATATGTAAGGACTGTATAGACTCTTTGTATAATAGTTACCTCGCTCAGTCAAAAGATGCAAGGTTATCCGTACGTCAGGTTTGTAGAAAACTTGATTTGTATTGGAGTGATAAAGTATACGATGTTGTAGAAAGAAAAAATACAACACGTACTATGATGACTCAATATATTGCAAAGATAAATACAGTATCATATGTTGGTAAGTCATACGACGACACACTTTCGGAAGAAGGAACCTTATGGACTTTCAAAGAGGATGAAAATACAAACACTGTCGTAATTCCTGTTAATACCGAAAGTAAACCGAAAGAAGATATAGACGTTCCGGAAGAAGTGGTTTCTTTTTGGGGAGCCGGATATTCTCCCGAGACGTATGAAGAGCTTGAACAAAAAAGGAAACGCTTAACATCTAAACTTACTGGTGGCGATGAAGACGCAGAGCTGGATATTGGTACTGAGGTATATATTAAACAGATATGTTTACTTGACCTTGATATCAGTAGAGATAGAGCCGCTGGTAAAAGCGTAGATAAAAACTTAACGGTTCTTAATACATTATTGGGTAGTGCCAACTTGAAGCCTGTTCAGCGTAATAAGCAGGAAGATATAGATTCTTCTATATTAAATACTCCTATGGGCGTTTGGTTGTATAGGTACGAAAACGAGCGTCCTCTTCCGGAGGTAGATGAAGACCTTCAAGATGTCAACAAGCTTCGTAAATATATATTTACGTGGATGGGACATCTTTGTAAAATGCTTGGTGTTAAAAACGCTTATACGCAGTTATATGAAGATGAGATAGCAAGACTTCGCGTAGAGAAACCAGAGTATGATGGTGATGACGATGAAGTATTTATGACGGATTTGTTTATGGATGACTCTGATACTAAAAAGGGAGAAGAGTAATGTCCAGATATGATACCGTTATGAGTGGAGCTGCGTATTGGGGCTCTTATTATAGATATAATCCGGATAAATTTGCAAAGGACTACCTACATTTAAAACTAAAAACATTCCAAAAGATATTACTCGTAATGATGTTTTGGTCTACGACTTTTGTGTTTATTGCGTGCAGAGGTATTGGTAAAACCTTTTTAAGTGCAATATACTGTGTGACCAGATGTATTTTATATCCCGGCACAAAAGTTTGTATTGCGTCTGGTACACGTGGGCAAGCTATAACAGTTTTGGAAAAAATAATATACGAACTTAAACCAATATCCCCTGAACTGTGCGCTGAAATAAATGAAAAGGAAACCAAGATTAACGGCACAAATGCACAAATTGTATTTCATAATACAAGTATGATTAAAGTTGTAACGGCAAGCGACTCAGCACGTAGTAACAGATGCCACGTGCTCTTATTAGATGAATTTAGATTAATATCTAAAGATACGATAGATACAATATTAAGAAAATTCTTAACATTGCGTCGTATGCCGAGATACGAGTCTTTGACAGAAGAGGAAAGGCTTAAAGAATATAGTAAAGAAAAGAACTTAACTATGTATTTAAGTTCTGCTTTTTACAAAGACAATTGGTCTTTTAGAAAATGTCTTGATACATTAAAGGCGATGGTAAATCCGTCGAGACATCAGTTTGTGTGTGGATTCCCATATCAGTTATCAATTAAAGAAGGGTTGCTTGACCCGGAGTTAGTTGCCGACGAAATGGCCGAATCTGATTTCAGTGATATTAAATTTAGTATGGAAATGGAAGCTCTGTTTTACGGTTCCGCAGACGGGGCGTTTTTTGATTTTGATTCAATCTCAAAAAATAGAAAAATCAAATATCCTATGCTACCTGCACGTATTGCAAATAAATTAAACAACAGTCAAGCTGTACATATTCCTCCAAAGCAGCCCGGAGAAAAAAGACTTGTTTCTATAGACGTTGCTTTGATGTCAAGTAGAAAAAATAATAACGACGCTTCTGGTGTTTTTGTTAACCAACTATTACCTACAAAGGCTGGTAGGTTTATTAACAACATTATTTATACCGATTCAAATGAAGGCCTAAGAACTGAAGAAGAAGCACTTGTAGCTAGGAAACTTTATGACGAATTTCAGTGCGATTATATTGTATTGGATACAATGGGTATAGGGCTTGGTGTATACGACTGTCTTTCAAAAGATATGGTTGACCCTGAAACAGGAGAGGTATATCCGGCACTGTCTTGTTGTAATGATGCGGAAATGGCTTCCAGATGTGTTGTACAAAATGCTGAAAAGGCAATATGGTCTGTAAAGGCATCTGAGCGTTTTAATTCTGATATTGCGTATTTGTTACGTGAAGGATTTAGAAGTGGGCGTATTAGATTGCTTGTTAATGAATATGATGCAGACGAGTTTTTATCAGAACTTCGAGGATATCAATCATTAACTCCCGCAGAAAAGCTTGAGGTGCAAATGCCGTATATCTATACGTCATTACTTATAAATGAATTAGTAAATCTCCAGTATAAGGAAACTGGCGGTAAAAACGTAAAGGTTTTTGAAAAGTCCGGGATGCGTAAGGATAGATATTCAAGTTTAGCATACAACTACTATGTTGCTATTCAACTTGAAAATAAATATAACAAAAAGAAAAACAAAGATACTGTTGGTGTCGAGGATTTTATGGTTAGACCGCCTAAGTATCTATATAACAAATAAAAGGAAGGATGGTGATTAAGATAAGCGGTCAAACAAAAGCAAAACCTGTGGTGGCAAAACCGATTGTTTCTAGAAAAGAGTCGGATAATAAGCCAAATAAAAAAGATGATGTGCCTTTTGATTTTAATCTTCCTAGGGGATATACCGAGTTAGGCAAAATAATTTTACGTGATTTAAACAGAGCGGACTCTACGTCGTATGCGTTTACTAAGTTTACCAAAGATAATATTACAAAATTCCTAACCAACCCGTCTAGTAACGAGAAGCAGTTAAGAGAAGCTGTTAGGTATATTTACTGTGCAAGTTCGCATTTCAGAAGGTTAATTCAATACTTTGTTGGATTGTCTGATTTATCATATATCATCGAACCTTATAAAATAGACCCAGCCAAAGCTAACGTAAGGATAGTAAACAATAATTATCGTAAGGTGCTTAATGCGTTGTCGTCTATGAATATAAAGACACAGTGTCCTAAAATACTTACAACTTGTTTAAGAGAAGATGTATTTTACGGCACACTTTGGATTACTAAAGATAGTATTACAATACAACAGTTACCCAGTGACTATTGTAAGATATCTACCATTGAAGGTAATGTACCAAACGTAAGCTTTGACTTTTCTTATTTTAACGGTAAAGAATACTTGCTTAGTTATTATCCTGACGAGTTTACTACTAAGTATAACGAGATATATTTAACCAAGGATACTAAAAAGCGTAAAAAGTGGATTGAGCTTGACGCTCCAAATTCATTTGCTATTAAATGTAATACTGATATACCGAATTACGCAGTTCCTCCGTTTGCCGGAATACTGAGAGAGATTTACGATATTGAGGATTATAAACAATTAAAATTGACAAAGACTGCATTAGAAAATTACGCTATGTTGGTTATGAAGCTTCCGTTGAGTAAGGATGGAGACTGGGCTATTGACTTGGGTAAGGCAAAGGGCTTCTGGCAAAATTTAGATGCAGTCCTTCCAGAAGAAGTGGGTTCTGTTTTATCCCCTATGGATATTGACAAGATTAGTTTCGAACGTTCTAACACTGGAGATACGGATACGGTTGCACAATCTGAGCAGAACTTATTTACAGAGGCCGGTGTTTCTTCGCTGTTATTTAATAACGAGAAGGCTTCGGCAAACGCATTGCTTCTTTCTATTAAAGCAGACCAGTCTATAACATACGGTATAGTTAAAAGCATAGAAGATGCGTTTAATAGGTTTATACAGGCTCAATCATACGGGAAGAATTTTAAAATAACCTTTCTTGATGTTTCGCCTTATAACCGCAAAGAGATGGGAGACGCCTACCTTAAGGCAGCTTCCTATGGATTCCCGACCATTTCTGCATATGCGGCGTCTCAGGGAATTGGTCAGGCTGAGATAGATGGTATGAGTTTTCTTGAGGGTAAAGTACTGGGCTTACAGGATATGTTTATACCTGTAAGGAACTCAACACAAATGTCCTCAGAGGAGCTTAATGGGGATGGCGCAACCGACGAAGGCGGTGCGCCACAAAAAGATGATGGAGACCTTACCGACAGTGGCGAACAATCAAGGGAAGATAAAGATGATTGGGGTTAATGTCGGTGCCTAAAGAGGTGTCAAGATGGAAAATTTCATATATGTATTTGACAAAAAGTCGAGAGATGTATTGTTGGCTGATGGGTTCCATTTGCTTAAATCAGATGAGAAAAATGATGTATATGTTTTTGTTAATCAGGAACAGTTTACATTTAAATACAGTGAAATGAAATATTGTCTCTCAAACATTTTGTCTTTTTAACATATTCATTCTTAACCCGCGCCTGATTGGTGCGGGTTAATTGTTGAGGAGATTAAGATGAATAAAGTTTTAAACTTAACCTATGCATCCTCACTTTCCCATTTATGTGAAATTAACTCTTCGTTTGACGCAGGCGTATTGCGTGTAGCATATCCGGGAGATAACAGAAACGGAAATGCAATTTCTAAAGAAGCGTTCGAGCGTAATATTAAAACTATGTATAATTGTCCGTTGGTTTGCAATTACGATAGAGAGAGCGACACACTTGGCGGACACGATATGGATTTAGCAAAAGACAACGACGGCGAATTACATTTAGTTAATTTAACAACCCCCGTTGGTTGTGTACCTGAATCGGCAAAATACTGGTGGGCTGATGTTGAAGAAGAAGACGGGACTATCCACGAATATCTGCACGTTGAGGTACTTATTTGGAAAAGACAGGAAGCATATAGGAAGCTTAAGAAAGATGGCATTACTGCGCATTCGATGGAGATTCTTGTAAAAGACGGCGAAATGGTAGACGGAGTTTATCAAATAAAGGATTTTGAGTTTACGGCATTTACGCTTATTGGTGTCGAACCCTGTTTCGAGAGTTCGAGTTTAACTATGTTCTCAAAACAAGAATTTAAAAATCAGATGTCAGTTATGATGCAGGATTTAAAGGAAAGTTTTAATCAAGTCAACGCTCCGGTAGGAGTTGACAATAAAGTTTTACAAAATTATTCTAGCACGGAAGGAGGAACTAAGGAGTTGGACGAAAAAATAAAGTTAGCACTTCAGTACGGAATTGATATCGAGAGTCTTGATTTTTCTATCGAAGATTTATCTATAGAAGAATTAACGAAGAAGTTTGAAGAGATTAAGGCTTCTTCTGACAATAACACTGAACCCGCCGGCGAGCCCGAAGGAGAACCTGAAGGAGAACCTGAAGGAGAACCTGAAGGAGAGCCCGAAGGAGAGCCCGTTGCTGAGCCTGACAGTGAACCCATCGGCGAGGGTGGAGAACCCGAACCCGGCGACTATTCTTTAACCAGTAATGTTGTTGATGAAATTTGTCGCATTCTCGGTGAGGAAAAAATCGAGCGCGAGTGGGGTGAGTGTCATCGCTTTTGGTATGTCGACTGCGACTTAGATATACAGGAAGTATATTATTGGGATACCAACGATTGGCTTTTATACGGTTCTAAGTTCAGCAAAGACGGAGATTCTATTTCTATTGATTTTGCAACATCCAAACGCAAGAAGTTTGCTATCGAAGATTTTGATATCGGCGAACAGGCGTCTCCTGTTGCACAGGCATTTTCAAGCTTTGAGACAAAGATTATTGAGTTCAAAGAGTTTGAAAATAAATTTGTATCTGCTACAGAAACTATCAATACTCAAAACACAGAGATTGAGTCGCTCCGCCAGTATAAAGAAGAAAATGAGCGTGTGATTGCTGAGCAGAAAGTAAATGAAGTATTTGCTAAGTTTGAAGACTTAGTTGGTAACGATGACTTTGAGGCATTGAAGGCAGATAGCGCAAATTATTCCATAGAAGAGTTAGAGGAAAAGTGTTTTGCTATTCGCGGAAGAAACACTGTAATTCGTAATGAAAACTTTAGCGCAAAATCACCTAAGCTCATAGTCGACAACGACGCAAATCTCACCGAGCCTTACGGCGGAGTATTTGTAAAATATAGTAAAGATTAATTTAGGAGGAATGACAAATGTATGCTGTTGTAAGAACAGATAAAATGTACGGTACTGATAACCGTGCCGGTATGGTATCAGTTAGATATCAGCCCAGTGGCACAATGACTGCTATTGACAATGGTAATGTTGTTAAGCTTGATGGCCTTGAGTCACACACAGCCAGTGGTGCTACTGTCATTGATTCAAGAGAAGTTTTTAAGGGTGCTACACCTGCTGCGAGCGATGCTCTTAAAGATATCGTCCTTATTGCTACTCCCGAGGTAGTTTATGAGTCAGGTAAGCGCGCTCTCGATGACTTCACAAACAAAGCTGGCGAAATCGCTAGAGGCTATCGTCTTCATCAGGGCGACATCTTTAGTGTAACTAAGGACGCTCTTGATGGTGTAGCGACACCCGATATTGGTAATGTTGTAGAGCTTAAAGCTGGTACAAAACTTAACGTTGCTGCAAGCGCTACATCTGGCTCAACTGTTGTTGGTAAGATTATCGACATCAATGTTGTTGGCAGATTTACTTTCTATGCCATTATGGTAGACTAATTTAATACAGGAGGACACTAAAATGACAGAGATGAATGAATTAGTTAGACTTGCTGTTGATGCTTATAACAATAAAGTTGAAAAGTATTCTGTTAAAGAGTCTCAGGAAGTTCTGAGAAAAGCTCTTATCGAAGCTAACAACGGAAGCACAAAGCTTGACTATAAAGCAATCCGTGATGGTAAGTGCAACGGATTGTTTGCTCTTATTGAGGAAATTCTTAGCAAGACTGTTGTAGAGGGCATCCAGGAAGACGCTCTTATTAACGCTCTTGTTGATTTCAGAAATGTTGCTGAGGGTGACGCAAATCTCTTCGTTGTAGAAGACAGCACACTCTTTGTTGTTGATGACACAGCTAAGGGTACACAGGGTGTACGCCGTCAGAGACTTGGTGGCGACACAGAGGTTATTATCCCCACAGTAATGAAGACCGTACGTATTTACGAAGAGCTCAACAGAGTTCTTGCTGGTCGTGTTGATTTTAATCGCCTTATTGATAAGGTAGCTGAATCTTTCCGTGCTAAGCTTCTTGATGATGTTTACACTCTTTGGGGTTCTGCTACGGCTGCTCAGATTGGCGGTAGTACATACTGCGTTTCTGGTAGCTATAATGAGGATTCTCTTATCGACCTTATTGCTCACGTTGAGGCTGCTGCTGGCGGCAAACAGGCAACAATCATTGGCACAAAGAAGGCTTGCAGAAAGCTTGTTCCTGGCGTTGTTGCTGAGGCTGGTAAGGAAGATATGTATAAGCTTGGCTTCTGGGGTTATTTCAACGGTACTCCCGTTGTTGCTACTCCTCAGCGCCATAAGGTTGGCACAACCACATTCGCGTATGATGATAATATGCTTACAATCGTTGCCGGCGATGACAAGCCCGTAAAGGTTGTCTACGAAGGCAATCCGATTGTTATTATGGGCGACCCGCTTGCTAATGCTGATTTCACACAGGAATATTTCTATGGTGAGCAGTATGGTATCGGTCTCGTTCTTGCTGGCGGCAACGCTGGTATTGGTAAGTACGAGATTACAGCGTAATTTTGTATAGCAATTTATATTAATAGCGGGGTGTAACAACCCCGCTATATGAACTAAAGGAGTAATTATGGCAAATAATACAACAAAAAAGACAACCCAGAATAAGAAAGCTACTTCCGCTAAACAGGTTGTAGAAAAGGCAAAAGTCGAGACTAACATTGTTCCCAAGGATATTGACGACAGTCAGTATATCACTGTCGTAAACGGTTCCCAAGGTAAGCTTGTATATGTAAGCCCGAGAACAAAAGAAGTATTTGTTTGGGACGGCTTTGGCGATGAGCAAGAGATTGAGCTTAGGGAGTTACGCAACGCTAAGAGTTCAGCGAAAGGATTTTTCCTGAATAACTGGTTTATGTTTAAAGAGGAAGACGCCTGGGTAATTGACTATCTTGGGCTTCATCAGTTTTACGCAAGTGCACTTCCTATCGGAGATTTTGACGGATTGTTTGAGAAACCTATACCCGAGATTAAGAAGATAGTTAGTGGGCTCTCTGATGGACAAAAGAAGTCTGTTTCTTATAGAGCGACACAGTTGGTTACTGATGGTACCATTGATTCTCGCAAGACAATTATGGCTCTTGAAGAAGCGCTTGGTATTGAGCTTATCGAAAAATAATAAGGAGTAACAGCAATGAGCATTTCTTACGACTTGTTTACTGATTCCTTCTTATCAAAAATATCTGAGTACGAGTTGCTAGAGCTTAGTGAAGAAGATAGGGAAAAGACGGTTGATGGTTACTTAAAAAGAGCTATTACTGAATTTAACAGAATTTGTGTATATGATTTACTTGGTAACGCCGATGACACAGAAAGAGTATTTAATGTAGATATTCCAAATGAAGACATTGACGAAATAGTTGATATCATTACAGAAGGAATGGTTGTTCAGTGGTTAAAGCCGTATTTATACAAACAAGAGTTATTAGAGACCGTTTTAAATACAAGAGATTTTACTACCTACTCCCCTGCTGAAATGCTTTTAAGAGTTGGTAATACTCACGCACAAGCTAAGAAGGATTATACGCAAATGATTAGGGAGTATAGCTATAATCACGGTGATTTATCGGAGCTGCATTTATAATGGATAATTTAGATAACTCCATTGTTAGTAACGAACTTCTTTGTAATTATTTTACAAACCTTGTGAACTCATTTTTTAAAATCCTCCCTATAAGAGAAAACAAGGAAAGTTCACTGGTTACTTATATGCAAAGTTTACAAAGGGAACTAATGGGCTGTCAGGAACTCTTAACTGCTGTTAAGGAAGACTCTCAGCTTTTCTCTTTAATATCTATATTGCAGTATTTAATTGATAATCCCGAATGCGATTTTGCTGATATGAGGCGAGAGGTTTTTAAGGCTATTTCTATATGCAATAAACTTCAAGCAAAGTATACTGAAAGCGGTGATGATGTATGAGCGGATGGGATACATACGCAAGCAGGATGAGTGTTCACGGCTCCACAAAAAGAGAAGCGTCTAAAAAACGTGAGTCGAGAATGATAGTAAATAAACTCCCTGATAATATGTCATATCAAAGCGCTGTCGTCGACGACGCTGAGCGCAACGTCGCTGTTATTAATTCGGACAACCTTAATGAAAAGACGATAATATCGTTGCCTGGTGAAGACATCAGACACGGAGCCTATGTTGACTGGATGAACGAGCATTGGTTGATAACAGAGAGGGACGCTAATACGACGCTGTATACAAGAGCAAAAATGATTCAGTGTAATTATCTGCTAAAGTGGGTTGATGATTCAGATGTTATCCACGAGCAGTGGTGTATTGTTGAGGACGGAACTAAATATCTTACGGGTGAGTACGAAGACAGAAACTTTATCGTTACTCGCGGTGACTCAAGAATCGCAATTACTATTGCAAAGAACGAGTTTACAGCAAAACTGAATAGAGAAAACAGGTTCTTAGTGGACGACCCCGATTCCGGTTTTTTGTTAGCATATCAGTTAACAAAGCCACTAAAGATATCTGGTATATATAATGGTAACGGTATATATAAGTTTGTACTTCAAGAAGTCACCGGCACAAAGGACGATAACCAAGAATTGAGAATTGCGGATTATTATAAGCATTTCCCTCACAATACGGTTGTTAATCCGGATGCAATCCACACACCAGATACATTGCCAGTTTCCGATGAAACAGGAAAGAAGGTGTGGTTATAATGCAGCTACGTGACTTTTATGATTACAAAAATCAACTGGCCGAAGATTTGTTAACCGATGAGAAGATGGTTAAGTTAATAAATGAAAACGTCAGTATGTCTGAGGCCACATCCTTAATGTATAAAAATGTTTTTCCGTGCGAGTATGTGCCGGAAACAGTACAAACTGGTGATACATTTGTATGCATTGATGTAGATGTGCAAACATCTATGAATAAAACCTATCTTTTACCCACAATTTATGTATGGGTATTTACTCACAGAAGCAATCTGCGTTTACCCGAGGGTGGCGTAAGAACGGATGCTATGTGCTCAAGGATATGTGAGTTGATTAACGGCAGTAGAAAATACGGAATGGGAGAACTTGAACTTCACGCAGTCAAAAGGTTCGCTCCAATGACTGATTATCAGGGGAAAGTTATGATATTCTACGCTAAAGAGTGGAATAGCCCGTATGACCCAAATAAATACACTCCGTCTAATCGTAAGAAGAATTAATGTCTATACGAAATTTATTATATAAGAATGAGTTGGTAATTAACGACTCTATTAAAATAGTAATCCCGACCGTAGGGCAGATATTAGACAACGAAGAAAGGTACTATGGACTTGTATCTCAATTAGTCGCAATGCCCATAGATTTAATGGTTCCTCTTGATGATGCAGGGATTGATTTCACACAAATCAATGAATATGATTTGTTTTTATTATTATTCCCAAACCTTCAAACACAGGATACATCATTAATATTTGGGGATTTAGATTTAAAGAAATTTAGTCTGGCAATTAATGAAGAGAATGGTATGACCGTAATGCTTGATAAAGAAAACGATATTATCATAGACAGAGCGATATATGGTCGTATCGCTGACTCGTTACGCCAAATACATCATATCGAAAAAAATATAAAGAAGCCCGCAAATAAAGAGGCTCAGGATTACTTATTGGAGCGAGCAAGGAAAAAATTAAAGCGCCGTATGGGGCGCACAGAAGATTCTCAAATAGAATCTTTAATAACGGCAATGGTTAACACACAACAATTTAAATATACATTTGAGGGTGTGCGAGACCTTACTATATATCAATTTAACGAAAGCGTAAAGCAAGTAGTTAAGAAAGTTGACTACGAAAATAAGATGTTTGGTGTTTATACCGGCAACTTAGATGTCAAGACACTCAACCAGGATGATTTAAACTGGTTAGTTCATAAATAAAAATAGGAGGAAATATTTATATGGCTATTTCTGATATAACGATTACCAGTCTTGAGACTATCACTGCGTTTGATATCACGACAGGTAATTATTTGTTTACTCTCGACGAGCTTCAGAGTGGTTCGATTGCTCAGTCAGAAGAGACAACCGACATCACCGGTAAGCAGGGACGTAAACTTAACACTCTTAAGAGAAATAAGTCTGTTACAATTAGTGGTGCAAATGGCTTAGTATCAAGTGGTCTTGTTGAAAAACAGACAGGCGGTACTTTTGAAAGCAAGGCGACTGAAGTTCTTTGGACTGATTACGCTACGGTAAATGCAAGCCATAAGTCTGCAACACAGTACAAGGCCGTTGGCACATTGGGCGCTGAAATCGAAGCTCTCTATATTAAAAATTCCGATGGTACACTCGGAGAGCAGCTTGAACAGGATACTACGGCTGCTGCTGGTAAGTTTGCATATGCCCCCGCTACTAAGGAATTAACATTCCATACTGATGTCGCTGAGGGCACAGAAATCGTTGTCTATTACAAGAGAAAGATTAATGCTGATGTACTTGTAAACGAAAGCGATAAATATTCTGGCAAAGCTATGCTTTATATTGATGCTATTGGCGAAGATAAGTGCGCTAATCTTTACAGAGTACAGTTCTTTGTTCCGAAGGCAGATTTCTCTGGTGAGTTTACACTTGAGATGGGCGACAGTCAGACAGTTCATAACTTTGAAGCTTCGGCTCTCGCTGGCGGTTGTGGCGTAGGCGGACAGTTCTATACTTGGACTGTATTTGGTGCCAACGCAGAAGACGCTGACTAATAGAGGAAATAAATATGGCTGGTGCGACAAGAAAATGTAAAGTGTGTGGCAAGGAGTATGAGTACTGCCATACCGTCCGTCGCACTTCAGATATTTTTCGCTGGCAAGATGTAGCGTGCTGCCCGGAACACGGCAGCGCCTACTTTGCTGCGGTTGCGGCCGCTCGAAATGAAGCGTCGACGGACACAAATAAATCCGACCCGGCTTCTAAATCTAACGATGAAGTCATAGAAGAAATCATTGACGATATTGATGATGAATATGAAGATGATGAAGATGACTTTGAGGACGAAGACGACGAAGACGAAGAGGATGACGAATAGTAATAAGAGCTACGCGTGAGCGTGGCTCTTAGTTACTTTATAGGAGAAAATATGGAAGATAAATCAAAAGAGTTGTTTTTGGTTAGTCGCATCCCCCCTTCTGTTAATCATTACCTCGAATATAGAGTGGTAAGAAAAAACGGTAAATATATGGCTATGTCATATAAACCGGCGTGGGTTCTTAAGTATAAAAAAGAATTTGCTGACTATATACAAGAAGAGGTTAAACGACAGAACTGGAATCACGTTCCAAACAAGACACAACATTTTTATATAGATACGGTTTTTTATTTTCCTTCAATAGACTTTGACGCAAACAATTATTTCAAAGTTTTTTTAGATACGATTACTGACACAAAGCTTGTCTGGCTTGATGATAATGTAACATTAGAAAGAGTACAAGCGATTTATTATGATAATGTAAATCCACGAATGGAGGCTACAATTAAGCCAGTGGATTATATAGGTGTGTTTAATAATGCATCTCAGCTAGAGGATTTTAAATCTAGTTGCGTCGACTGTACTCGTTATTCACGTAATTGTAGTATATTGCGTAAAGCAATTGAGGGAAGAATACAGCAAGAAATACAAAATAACGTATGCTCTAAATATAAACAAAGAGCGACAAAGAATAAAAAGGAGAAATAATTATGGCAGAAAAAATTAAAAGAGTTTCTATTAATAAACTTGAAAAATATGTTAACGATTGTAAGATGGAGCTCGTTCCAATAGAACTTGGTGAGCTTAAGTTTGATATTAAGCCGAGACTCAAACTCGTAGAGGTAATGGAATTTGTTTCTGGTGTGGTTAGCAGTTGTCTTTCAGAAGAAAATTCTGACTACATCCCGGAAGCAAAAGATTTTTCTATTAGAGTAAATGCATTTGAATATTATACAAATCTTTCACTCCCGGAAAATATTGATAAGAAATATGATTTTGTATACGGTTCCGATATTTTTGATATTATCTTAGAAAATATTGATATGTCACAATTTAATGAGATAATGAAGTCTATTGATGAGCATATACGTTATACTGTTGGTATGAGAATTAGTGACGTCCACAAAGAAGTAAACGAGATGTATACTGTTCTCGAAAACTTACAGGCTCAATTTGAAAATATATTTAAGGGAATTAATCCCGACGAACTCTCTGGATTTATTAGTTCTATCTCTGGGATGAATATTACGGAGGAAGGAATCGTTAAAGCAATTAAGAATCAATACGACACCGAGTAAATCAAAATTAATATACAACGAAGGGTGGTTGATAAAATGGCTGCGTTTGTTAATAATGCCGCTTTGGAAAAGAAAATAAATAATTACCTTCTTCATACACCTGCTGGAAAGAAAAAGATTGATGAACGTGTTATAGGCGCAATAAGGGGTAATGGCGGTATTTCTGACCCAGATTTTAGAGAGGGTTGGGATATAGCAGAACAGTTTATTAATATACTAAAGGCGCACATTAATGAATCTGCTGGTTTCGACTATGCCGGAGGAAATCTTGGTAGTACCGCAGTTGCTGCATTTAAAAACATAAATTACTCAGACCCTAAGATGATTGATAGTGGTACCGCAATTGGAAGTAACACAATGTATTATTCATACAAAATAAGCATATACTTTACTGATAATTTGCACAGAGATTCTCTCAATCCTAATAAATATCCTAATGGCGTTCAAGATATAGTCGTCTTATTAGACCACGGGTATTCGGCAAGTGGTTCTGTCGCTGGTGTATGGAAGGGTCATACGGATAAACCAATAAAGAGTCTTAAAAAAAGAGAAGGCGCTTATTTTGTCGAAGAAGCGATTAGAGAATATATGGATACATACGCAAGGATTCACGGCGTAACTGCTATAATGTCGTATGATTTAGATATAACAGAATATACATATTGATTTTAAAGGATTGGCTTTCGCCAATCCTTTTCTTTATAAAAGGATGGTGAAATATGGCTGATATTATTTTAGATGTAGGTATAGCGGTACAAACGCAATTATCTGAAATTAATTCTCAGATAGAGAAGCTATCTGAGAAGATTAACCCCATAAAATTAAAGTTTGATTATGACTTGGGGGGTCTAGAAAATCTTAGACAGCAAATAGAATCAATCAAAGCTTCTATAGCATCTGTTGGTGGTGGCATATCGGTAAAACCGATATCCAGAAGCCAGGCTATTGGTTCCATAAACTCTGTTCAGTCGCGTATAGATAAAGATTACCAAAGTGTAATTAGTAATAAATATATACAAGAAGCAGAAGGACTGGAAACATTAAAGGTAAAATATAATGAATTAATAAATGTAGTCGAGGGTGTAAGAAAAGAGCAAAGTACGACTACAACAGACGAGATTAAACGAGTACAAACGTTACAGGCTGAAATACAAACACTCATAGCAAAAATGGGTGAACTTGCGAGTGTAGAAAAGGGCGTCAATGCTGTTCAAAAGTCTAGTACACCAAAAGGAGCGGATTATTCAAAATACAATTCAACGGTTTCCCAAATACAGACAGCGCTTGGGTGGACAAAGGCTAAAAATGGTGCATCTGCCTCAGACTATCAAGCAATTAGTAAATACGCCACCGACCTCGCAGCACTTAAATCACAACTTGATAATGCGGCGATATCCGAAGAGGTATTTAATGAAAAACTTAACGAAATTAGTATCGGTGTTAAGACCGCCTCGTCTGGAATTAAATTAGCTGGAGAAAACGCCCAATCATTTGGTGAAAAAATTAAAAGTGCGTTTGCTAAGTATTCACAGTATTTTAATATTTCAAGAGTAATAATGGCTGCATATCGAGTTTTAAGACAGGCTGTATCCGCATCAATAGAACTCGATAGCGCATTTACACAATTAAAAATTGTAACCGGTGCTACCAAAAACGAAATGGAGTCGTTTACAGACGTAACCGTAACACTCGCAAAGAGTCTTGGACAGAGCGTTGTGTCGGTAACAAAATCAATAGAAACGTTCTCGAGGCTTGGTTATACGCTTTCGGAAGCGTCTGAGCTTGCAAAATATTCTACCATAATGTCCAATGTTGCTGGGGTTAATAACGAAGAAGCAACGACTGGTATTACATCAATTATAAAGGGTTATCAAAAAGATGTCTCTGAAGTGGAGCACGTTTCTGATGTTCTTATAAATGTGGGTCAAAAATACGCTGTATCAGCTTCGGAATTAATGACTGCATACGAAAAATCTGGCGCTGCACTTAATGCAACAAATACTAGTTTTGAAAAGTCGGCAGCGTTAATCGCAGCCGCTAATGCGTCTGTGCAAAACGCAAATACTGTTGGTACGGCTCTTAAAACTGTATCAGCGCGTATTAGGGGTTCAAAATCAGACTTAGAGGAGCTTGGTGAAGATACATCAAACCTCGCAGACGCGACATCAAAATATGCTGAGGAGATTCAAGCTCTTACCGGATTTAATATTATGGTCGACGGAACGACAAATTCGTTCAAAGACCTATATGATATTATGGAAGGCATTGCTGGTGTATGGGATAACTTGTCGGATACTCAACAAGCAAGGGTTGCGGAAATTCTTGGTGGCACAAGACAGTTACAAGTAATTTCCTCAATTCTTTCTAACTGGGGAGATGCTGCTGCGGCATATGAAACAGCGACAAATTCAATGGGTGCTGCTACAAGAGCAAATGAGATATATATGGAAAGTGCTCAAGCTAAAATAAATCAACTCAAAGCCACGTTTGAAGAAATGTCAATGACCCTGGTGTCGACTAACTTAATTTCTGTTATTGTTGGCATCGCGAAGGCGTTGGTGTCGCTTGTTACTGCATTATCAAAAGTTCATCTTTTATTGCCGACTATAGTATCCTCGGTTTTGGCAATTAAGTCAATTAAAATAGCTGTTGCGACTAGTCAGGCTGCTAAGTCCGTAGCCGCTCTTACCACCAGTATGATTGGTGCTAAGTCCGCAACTGAAGAGCAAGTTGTTGCGACGGCGACACTATCTGTTGTTCAACAAAAGCAAGTTAAAGAACAAATATTAGCCGCTGTTTCGGCTGGCACATTAAAAGATATGGAAGCACAGGCAATATTAGAAACGCTTGGATTGGCCGGCGCAGAAACAACACTATCTTTAACAAACAAGGGACTAGCTGCTAGCTTTAAATCACTTATGGCTTCAATTCCTGTGTGGGGATGGATTGCATTAGGCATATCTGTTGTTGTTGAAGCTATTTCGTTATTATCTCTAAACACAGGTTCTGCTACTGATAAAATGTCAGAGCTAGATTCGGAGTTCAACAATATTATTGGAGATGCACAAAACACAGCAAACGAATATGCGTCTCTTAAGAATAATGTTGATGAAATTATTCCAGAATTTCAAAAGCTCGCAAGTGGCGTTGATGCGTTTGGTAATAACATATCATTAACAGATGAAGAGTATGAAAGATTTTGGGAGTTAAATAATAAATTAGCCGAGTTGTTCCCCGAGATAGATATGGGATTAGACTCAAACGGAAACCATATTCTAGCACTTTCTTATAGTATAGATACGTTATCAAAGTCATTCGAAAATTTAATTGAACAAGAAAGAATAGCTACGAATCAAAAAATTATAGATTCTTTCCCAAAAGCAATAAAAAATATCGAAGAGTCTGATAAACTGTACGATAAGCGTGTAGAGGAACTTGAATCACAGCTAAAAATAGCTCAAGCTAATTATGAAACAGCAAAGTTAAACCAAATAGCCTCAACAAAAAAGCCATTGGGTGATAATGGGTTAACTGATATTTTAGGTAGTAACGACAGTGAGCAAATAATTGATTCTGATGAATTTGTTTTAAAATACAAAAACGAAGTAGACTCATTATATAGGCAAATTGAAAGTATCAATAACAGCAATAAGGCTAAGTGGCAACAACTTTCTCCCATTATGGGTGCTTGGTTACAAACAACAGGAGAGTATAATTCATCCAGCACAGACACGAAAGCTTTGTTGACAAAACTCGTTGGTAATATAGATTATTCTGGGTTGGGCTTAAAAACAGCGGATGATTTTAAAAATTACATCCAAGATAACTTCTTGGAGCCAATCGTACAGGCAAAGCCAGAGGTGCAAGAAGCTATGTATGCGCTGTTTGATATGCGCTCTGCATTTGAATCTGGTGAATTAACTGTTGGAGAGTTTGATGTATCTCAATATATATTAAAAGCACTAGAAGACGCTGGTGTAGATGGGAATCTGTTAAAAAATATTGAAATACAGTTAGACCTTGATGATTTTGACCGAGACGTTCAATATGTTAAAGATAACATTACTGGTAGTGCCGAAGATATTGAGACATATATAAACGGATTAACTAGTGACGAATTTAATTTTGTTTATGATATAGTTGCGGATAATAATTCTATATCACTAGATGAGTTACAGGAAAAGGTTCGCCAAATACGTTATGCGTCTGCAGAAATGATTGAGCCACTCAATGTAACGGAATTAATGTCTGGATTAGATTCGTTAGCAAACAGTGTTGATAAAGTTACTTCGGCTATGTCTAAACTTGCAGAGGGTACTGAGCTTTCTAAGCAAGAGCTTCTTGAGCTGATTGAAATGTATCCGCAGTTGCTTCAACAAGAAAATCTTCTTGCCGATGGTAGCGTTGAGGCTCAAAAGAATGCATTAAATGCTATCTTAGATATGCAAGAACAAGAGTACGATGCTAAGATAGATGCAAAGATTAAAGAGTTAGAGGCAACGGCTCAAGTTCTTGATAATCAGCTTGATTTAGAAGAACAAAAGGCAAATATCATTACAGAACTTGAAAATATGACCGTAAATGGTAAGGTAGCACAGGAAGAGGAATTTTTAAATAAGGTAACTGAGCTAAATGATTTACAAGGTCAAAATTATGTAGAACTTCAAGACGGTGAATTAAAAGTAAATGAAGAAGCTCTGAATGACCAACTTAAACAGGGTGCAGACTTCGGCAAGAAATCAAACGAACACGTCTGGACTCCATACGCGTCTGTTGTTAAACAGTCTCACGAAAAAGGATTAAGCGCTGGTCTACAAGCTGTAAATGATTATTCTTCAAAACTTTATACAAAATTAACAGGAATTGCAAGTAATCTTTGGGGTGCGTTAAAAAATTTAATCTCAGATGTCCTCAGTGGTAATGTCGATGAGGGAGGAGTACTCTCATATTTTAAAGGAGTTGCCGATGTTGGAGGAGTGAGCGGTGGCACCCTATCTATTGATTTTGGCGGAGACGTCGTTACTGTTGGCGGAGAAAGTGTAAATGACTGGATAAGTAATCAGAAGGATGCCTCTGAGAGCAGAATCAAACAAGTAAAAGAAATTAAAGCCAATACATTAAACGCAATCCATAATCTTGAGTCATTAAAGGGATTATCTTTAAAAGATATATATGCTAAGACCGGTAGTGGTAGTAGTGGTAGTAGTGGTAGTAGTGGTAGTTCTAAGTCTAAAAAAGATGATGAAGACAACATTTTTAAGCAGATGTATGAATACCACAAGCATCAAGTCGCGATGGGCAAAGAAACAGAAGCCCAATTTTTAGTTTGGTTGAAAAGTGCTTATAAAGAGGCTTACAAGCAAAAAGAAATAACGCTTAGCGAATACTATAAATACGAGGAAGAAGTATTTAATGGTATGGAAAAGTTGCGTGATAACGCCGAAAAGAGTACTAATAACCTGGTTCAGATAAGAATCAAGATGCTTAAACAAAACTTACAAAAGCTAAAAGACAATTTAAAAGACCAGTTAGATGAGCTTAAAAAGTTTTATGATAAGCAAAAACAAATGCTGCAAGATGCTTATGACGAAGATAAATATCTCGAAGAGCAAATTGAAAAGCGTAAAACTGTATCTGACATCGAGGCTCAAATTCAACAATTATCACTTGACGATTCGGCGTGGGCTCAGAAAAGGAAGTTGGAGCTTGCTCAAGAGCTTACAGATGCGCAAAAAGAACTCGATGATTTTGAAAAAGACCATCGGCTTGAGGCGATGCAGGATACTCTTGACAAAGAGTATGAAGCACAGGAAGAGTTATATAATAAACGTATGACACGCCTCGAAGAACAGTTAGCAAACGAGGGTGAGTTATATAGAAAAGCGTTAACAGATGTTAAGAATGGTTCTATTGAGTTATATGAGGAGATGCTTGGGTGGAACCGGAAATATGGTGATGGTATTGATAATACCATTAAAACCGCTTGGGAAGACGCATATAAAGCGCTTGATGATTATTACACAGCCTATGGTAAGTATTATAAAAACTTTCATCTTGAAAACGCAACAGGATATAAAGCGCCGTCAACGGGCAGTAAGTCAAGTTCAAGTAGTAAGTCTAGCAGCTCGTCTAGTGGTAAGTCTAATACAAGCTCATCTAGTAGTTCAGCAAAATCTACGACAAAATCTACGACATCCGCTCCGTCATTAACAGTTGGCTCAAAAGTTAAGGTCAAATCTGGAACAAAATGGTATGCTAATTCATACGGTGGTGGAGCGTCTGGTAATGCAGAATCCTATCTGACAGACGGTTATGGATATATTGTTCTTACCAACGAGAAGGGTACGCACGCATATAATCTTTCAAATAAAAAAGGTGGCACCCCGCTTGGATGGATAAAGAAAAGTGATATTGTTGGGTATGCCAGTGGTACAAAATACGCCACCCGGGGTTTACACGGTGTAGACGAAAACGGTCTCGAAACAATATTTGAGTCGAAAGACGGTAATAGGTATAAAATGTTTACCGGCGGCGAAAAGGTTCTTAATGCTAGTGCAAGTAAATTCTTGTATGAATTTGCTAACAATGGCAGTGCTGTGATTTCTGGATTATTATCAGAGTTATTGCGTAATAATGCACTTGGTAAGATTGGTGGTAGTGCCATAGTTAATAATATTACTATGAGTCCAATTACCATTAATGGGAACGCAGACTCTCAAACCGTGTCTCAGATGCGTAGGGCTCAACGTGAAAGCGTCGAGATGATGCTTAAGGAATTTACTAAGCTTAGTAAATAAAAGTATAGTTTTATAATGACGAAGCTCCCGTGATTAGCGGGGGCTCGTCTTCATATATAATAAACACACAAAGGAAGGAGTAAGTTAAATGGCTGATATTTATGGCACATATTTTCAGTACGGAGAAAAACTGTCACAGCAATATGGGCTAGTATTTGCTAACCTTGACACGTCGAGATTTATAAAACTTTCTGGCGATGTAAATAGTGTGTCAATATTTAACAAAGCTGATAAGTCTCGTTATTTAGTCGACGATGACTATACTGACTCTCCCCTATCGTTTGAAGTAGAGATAATGACATATAATGGGAGCGTTATCCCCGAAAACGAAAGAAGACAAATTGAAAAGTGGCTCTTTAACAGGGCTAGATATTATAGGTTATATTTTATAGACGGAGAGGTCTGTGAAAGTGGTTATATCGTGACTGGCGATGGACTTTCTAACTATGATATTGATACTTGGGTCATAAACGACACTCATTCTTATATTATTACTGATACGCTCGGAGATTCTTATACGCTTATTCCAAACGTCGTGGATGGTAATATAGTATCGGTTAATTATAAGGGCGAGACCATTCCGTTAACATATGATAGTAGTGGAAATCTAATTAGGGTTGGAAGTGTAGACGTTAATATTGTAAAAACGGACGACCCGCCGGCACCGGTAGATGAAAAAAGATTATTTTTAAATTGTAGATTTTTGAATCCGGAAAAAATTGAATACGGAAACGGCATCATAGGTTATAAAGCAACGCTTGAGGCTGATAGTAATATGTTTTGGGAAGACGAAACAACTCAGACTTTTGAGATTCATAACTCAGGTGATAGCAGTACATCTATTGTTGTTACAACAGATTATGATATGAGTGAATATATCTATCCGAGGGTAACGATAATAAACGGAAATACAAACGGAGATATTATTATCTATAATCATAGTGATAGTAACACAAGATATACGAAGTTTGTTAATGTACCTGCGGGAGCAACAATAATGATGGACGGGGATATAAAATATATTAACGAGGATTATTATTTATTGTTTGAAGGCCAAAATTTTATTAGGTTATTAGATGGTGATAATATACTGTCTGTATTTGGTAATGCGGCTGAAATTGAATTTAAATTCAATAATAGGAGGAGATTTTAATGATAGTTAAGTATGATGCGCTTGACAGATTAGAAAAACCTCAACTAGTTTTATGTAACCCTGGTTGTACATATAATAACGGCGTCTTATCAAACGTTGTATGCCCAATTATTGACCACGAGGCGGAAGAGGCTGTATTTAATTTTAACGCAACGTCTGAACTTAATTTTAGGGTAAATAAGCCAAAACACGAATCTGAATTAAGTAAATATTATGATATAACGATGTTGGGTAGAAATATGATAACCGAAACTGTGCTTGGTCAAAGCAGAGTCTTAGGTTTATTACCACAGACACTAGGCCTTGAGGTTGGTCAAGAATATGATGTCGAGGTAACTCTTAGTGATAATACTATTATTCGTACAAGGTCATACCCGGCTGACCCCGGTCAGTCACCCGGATTTACCGGGTTTCCATCAGGCAGTGTTATTCTGGTAATTCCTATAACTGGTTTTAATAATGCGTTGGTTGTGGATAATTTTGTATTATCGGAAGTATATGACTACGTGTTAACATCTGATACCACGGTTAACCCCAACAAGGCATATTATCAGTACATAAACAGTGAATACGTTAGGGTGGACAACCCCGTAGACCAGGATATTGATACGTATTATGAGGTTATAGGTCAAGATGATTACGAGTTAACATATGGTGATGGTTCGGGGTATTTGTTTGACAATACGAACATTATAAACATAAAAGTAATCGGTGTCAGACACGAAAGCAAGGAAGAGTTTGCAGAACGTGTTTATGACTCTGTACAAAATCGTCGTCTTGTGTTTTTTAAAGACATTGGCTTTTTTATGATAAATAGCGTACAAGATGGATATGATGGTAACCGCTATTACAAGGATATCGAAGCGCAATCTATTGACATAGAACTTCAACAAAAAATGATTCCATTTATTAGCGATGGTACATATCCGTTTGTTACACAACCAGGAGATGATAGAGAGGGCATACTGGAACAGATATTAAAAACAATTCCCTTATGGCAACCCGGACATATTGATGAAAGCGTTGCATCCAGATACAGAACATTCAATGATATTTCTGTTGACTCCAATTGCTTATCGTTTTTGATGGAGCAAGTTCAAGATGCATATGAGTGTATTATTGTTTTTGATATAATAAACAGATTGGTTAATGTATATGACCAAGCCTCGTACGTCCATACTTCAAACATTTATCTTTCTAACAATGATTTAATAGACTCTGCGACGGTATCTGAAAACGCAGATGATTTATATACAGCAATCAGTGTTACCGGCGGAGATGATGTTTTGATATCTGCAATAAACCCATTAGGTACTAATACAATATATAATTTCAGTTATTATTTTGACTGGATGTCAAACGAACTCGGTGACAAAGTCAAAGAATGGCAAGATTTGATTGAGTTACAAAGAGACGATTATTATGATTACAATCTCACATATTACACTCATTTACAAGCCAGGGCAAATACCAACGCAGAAATTAATAGGTTAAGAGGCATAATTGATTTATACCAACAGTGTTTGGACAATATAATAGCCGAATCAAAGAAAACACTTATAAACAGATATAATACGGCTATTAACAATCTCGACAAACACGCGCCTGAGATTGATATCAATAAGTCAATAAATGAATTAAAGTCAGATATTAAGGGTTATATATCCAGTTACCAAGACGAACTTGATTCTGAATACGGGGAACTGGATATGATAAACAACGCCATTAATAACGACTTGGATAATATTAATGGTATCAGAGAGGAGCTTTCGTTTAATACATATTTTTCATCAGATGAGCTTGCTGAGTTAAATAATTATATATTTCAGGGTAGCTATAATGATGATTATGTTGTTTTTACAGACCAGATGTCATATGGTGAAAAGTTCGCACAGATGAAAATTTTGTATGACAGAGCTATGCTACAACTCGGTAAAGTGTCGGTTCCGACACAAGAATTTAGCATTGATGTTGAAAATTTTATCTTTTCAAAAAAGTTTAAACATTTTAGCGATAGTATTGAGACTGGCTGTATAATTAATGTTGAACTACGTAATAACGACATAGCATCTTTGTTTTTAACCTCAATGACAATTAACTATGACGATAAAGACTTTAGTCTAACATTCGGTAACAGATTAAATAAATATGATGTAAGGTCATTATTTGAAAATGTTTTAGGTAGTGTTAGTAAGTCTGCTAACACACTGAGCTACGTAAAAGATGTTATTTATCCTATTAAAAACGGTGAGCTCGATTATATGAATGAAGCCATAAAATCGTCCAGAAACTTTACGTTAGCTGATATAATGTCATCTGTTGGTGAGGAGGTTATTATTGATGCCGCCGGTTATACCGGAAGAAGGATAAACGAAGACACCGGAGAGCTCGACCCACACCAAATTAAAATAATAAGTTCAAATATTGCATTTACCAATGACGGATGGGATACAAGTAAACTCGCTCTTGGTGAGTTAAATCTTGGTAATGGTGAGACTGTTTACGGTGTAAACGGAGAAGCTATTATAGGAGAAGTGCTTATAGGGAATAATTTGCAAATATATTCTTATACACCAGAGACATATGTATTAACATCAGATACAACCGTAGATACGAGTAAGACATATTATCAGTACGTGGATGGGGAATATGTAGTTGTGGATAACCCTGTAGACCAAGACATTGATACATACTACGAGAGAGAGAGTGAAACCGAAAAGAAGACGTTATTTGATATAGTTGATGGAAAAATATCTGCTGCCGTTGGAGATACTGATGGCAGATTATTATCACTAGAAACAACGTCAAAAGACTTAACTATCAGTGTTCAAAACCTAGAAAACTCTGAACCAGACCACGTTACAACAAAGGAAAAGAGGTTTACACTTAATGATGATGGTCTAAACATTACTGATTCTGCAAATAATATAAAGAACAAAGTAGATGAAACCGGTATGTATGTATCCAGAAGTTCTGGAAATTATGTTTTAACAGAAGATACGACCGTCAATCCAAATAAAACGTATTATCAGCGTGTCAGAGATGATTATCAGGTAGTTACAAACCCGGTAGATAGTGCAATAAGCACATACTATGAACAGGTTGATGAGATGGTCTTAAGCGCTAGAGTAGATGGTGTAAACGCATTAAACTTAACATCAAGACAATATTTAATTGTTGGTACAAATAGTAGGTTTGAAGACTATGGTTCAAATAATGAAAGAACTGGTTGTTTTTATATAGGTGAAAATGAGTAAAAGGAGTGTGAAAAATGGCATATAGTCTACCACATACGTTTACAAGTAACACATATAGCGGGCGTAAATTAACACTAACAATATCAGAGACGGTTAATGCCGATAAAAATACATCAACGCTCAACTGGACATTAAAGTCTTCTGGTGGCTCTGCTACATTTTATAGTATAGCTGAAACAACTGTTAAGATAAACGGGACACAGGTTTATCATAAAGGTGAAACATCTTGGAGTGACGAGGTATTTCCAGCAAAGACTGGTAGTACATCTGGTAAAATAACGGTAACTCATAATGCAAACGGTACAAAGACAGGCGTAACTGTCGTTTTTAAAACTCAGGTTTATAATAGCACTGTTCAGGATTATGGAGGAACAATCGACCTTACAAAAATAGATACATATACGCTAGATATATCCGCCGACTCTCATTCAAAAATAACAGTAAACAGAACATCATCCGGTTATACCGGTGCTTCTATTGGAAATATAGCCGACGGCACGAGATTATACAAAGGTGATAAATTAGAAATCTCATTTGGGGCTGATAGTGGTTTTATCGTATCATCTCATAAGGTTAATAACTCATCATTCACATCTGGGAACACCCACACTGTATCTGGAAATGTTTCTGTAACGTCTAGCGCAGAACAAACATATAAATTAACCATATCCACATCCTCGTATGGACAAGTAACAGTCAAGAGGACGTCATCTAATTACGGAAGTACCGGTAACTTATCAAATAACGCTGTGTTGTACAAAAATGATAAATTACAAATAACATTTTCTGTTTCATCAAGTACGTATCAAGTAGACACACACACGGTTAATGGTTCGACATTTACTAGTGGAAACACGTACACTGTATCTGGTAATACTACTGTAGTAGTTAGCGGGAAACAGCTATTAACCACTGCGAAATCTAGTGGTGATATGTCTGGCGCAACTGGCTCTATTACCGTTACAGTTACGCGGTACAATACATCATACTATCATAGTATCAAGGCAAAGGTTGGTAGTAAAACCTGGTGGATTAGTGTTAGCGACGGCGTGGGCTCTTTAAGTTCTACTGAGTCTAAGTTTGTAGCGACATCGTTTTCTCTTGCCACAGCAACAACGTTTTTTAACTGGATGCCTAATAAGCAATCTGAAGTTTGCACGCTTACTTGCTACACATATACATCTAGTAGTGCTAGTAGTGCATTAGGTAGTACGACGTCTACGTTTAACGTAAAGACAAAAGAGTCTGAGAGCAGGCCTGTTGTGACAGGTACGGTTATCGACACAAGCGATATGGTGAATCTTACTGAGAGTGAGAATATTTTAATACCAGGTTACTCATTGGCGCAACTTACTATTAATACGACAGTAAAATATGGAGCCGATATCGAATCAATTAAGGTAAATAATGAATATATTCCTAGTGTCTCACCAATATCGGAAATAGGTTATATTGGTTCTTTAGCAACCAGTTTCAATATCGAGGTCACAGACTCAAGGGGATACAAAAACACACCACTTACAATACAGCCGTCTGGTGAGTCTATATCATACACACCTTTGACATTTAAATATAAATTGTATAGAGAAAATCCGACAGACAATACTATAAAACTTACATTTAGCGGTAATGCGTTTTTAGATGATTTTGGCGGAAGCTATAGTAATGAAATTAAAATAGGATATCAGTATAGAGAAGCTGGTACTGGAAGTTATAGCCCAATTAATTATATTAACGCAAATAATATTTTAACCGGGGCTACAACATATCGCTCTACAGACGGACAAACCCCGGATAGTAATGTAATAGAGTTACCAGAAACATTTGATTATAGAAAAAGTTATCAGTTTAAAATATATGCAAAAGATGGTAACTCAAATGTGTGGTTCCCGTTTTTGGAAGAATATAAAGATGTAACTCTTACATCACTAAGTTATACGACTACTGTTCAAAAGGGTATACCTGTTTTTGACTGGGGTGAAAACGATTTTAGAGTCAATGGAGACTTTAGTGTAGTTGGAGATTTTAACGCACCAAACCACAATAATCACGTATTATGGAGTTATTATAATTTAGGTTTGTCTGACGGAAAACAAATGACCGGGGACGAAAGAATTGTGCTTTCAGAAAGAGTGCAAGACCAAACACACGGATTATGTATTTGTTTTAAGGGTGCTGGTGACTCGATTGGCACAAATAGGGTGTCATTTTTTATACCCAAAAATATTATCTCCGCTGGTTCCACATCGTTAGGTAGTGGATTTGGATACCCGTTTATAATGGCATCCCCGGCACACCACACATCAACCGGTACTGGAGACCCTGACTATTGGTATACTAGACTAGGACACAAATATTTATATATTTATAAAGAATCGGATGACACTGGAACATATGCGTCGGATTATGGTAAAACCGTAATTCGCGGTCATTTGTTTAATAACAACCCATTTACCTGGGTAACAAACCGGGTAATGGCGACCGATAATGATAACTGGGTTTTAGCCTGGGTATATGGTGTGTAACAAACATAATAAAACCACGCTCTGTGTACCAAAGCGTGGTTTTATATATAAATAAAAGAAAGGAGTAAAAATATGGATAATAAAATCAAGGTGCTTGATATTTATGATAATCCGATTACCGAGATGTATCAATGGGATGTTAATCAGGTATTAAAGATAACAAATATTTTTAATACAGAAAATATGATGGTACATTTTACCAGTAGAACATTTCCCACAGCATTTGTTGTAGCACCTTCTATTATTGACGAACATAGTATTACGGTTTCTATACCCAATATATTATTTAAGTATCCTGAAGCTATGTTCATTTATCTGTATTCTGAAACAGGTGAAAAAGCATATAGAACCTCCGACACTATCAAAATTCCTATTATTAAGCGAGCTGTGCCGGATGATTATGAATATAGTGAGAACGTACATTATACAAGTATAGAGCTGCTAAGTGCTGAAATTAACGAAATGAAAGTATCGTTAGAAAAAACTAATTCAGACTTAACAAGAAGTGTTGGGTATGATGTATGGGTTGACACAAACGAAAACTCTGAACTATTCAGCCGTTATGTTAATATAAGTCCGAAAAACACTGTATTACGTGCGAATTTTTATTTTAACATAAGTAATGATGATGGATGGGAGATTAAAAACTTTACTACAAACCCACACCCGCCAACAGGAATGGGAGGTGTGGTAACAGAAGAGGAAATTGACACCCTGTTCTTTGATTATAGCGGAACCTTATATACTATAGATGATATAACTTCTGAAATTAACGACACCTATCCCTGTGATATTACTTATACTATATCGGAAGGTTGGGATTCTGTATCAAGTGGTTTCAGACATTCGTTAGATTTTAAAATCGTAGGTACTAATTTAGACATTACAGAAGAACAGAGACAGGAAGTAATTGATTTTGTAAACGCGTACTTTGATTTAAATAACTTAACCAGTTTTATCTGGCGCGTTAAACCAATACCTATAAGAATTGACGCTGTGCCCTGCAATGACGAGGTAAGTAATCAGGAGGGATAAAATGGCTATTGATGTTTTAAGCTTTGTGATAGGTTCTAAAGCTGCTGGTGGTGAAACCCCCGTTCCGCCTATACCCACCGATTTTACTATACTGAACACAGGTGGCACGATGGGCATAGATAATTATGTATATGGCGAATTTGATACGTCGATTGATTTTGAGGTCGGTGATAAATATCACATTTCTGTGCTTAATAATCAAGATGCCGTTTGGTTTGAAACCGATGTATATGCAGAAGCTGGCGAGGATATATATTCTGGTTATGATGTTTTGGATTTTACAAAATATCTTCCTACGACAGACACAAGTGTTGTGTCTGGTAAAACATATTACGGTTTATTTGCTGGTGTTTATACGGCTATTCAGTCTCCAACAGCGGCAGGTCTTAGTACATATTTTGAAAAGACAAAACTTGTCACCGTCGTGAAAAATGGTTCATTTAATTATTCGACTACGCCTATTTCAATATCACCGAGCGAAACAGCATCGTGGAGATGGGGTGTTGGCTTATCATACAGACAAACGATTGTCGCACACAAAGTCGCTAAGACCGAAAGGTCAACTGTAAAATGGGGAGACACAATTGAAGATGACTGGGAAACCATTATGGCAAACGCAGATAGATATGGTACTGATTTTTACAATATAGGTGATACTAAGACTCTGGAGTTTAATTATCTTACATCAGAAAGCAGTAGACCTTGCGGTATTCCGATGGCAATTCAGCTTGAAGTTACTGGTAAAGAACACGATATTTTAAGTAAGATGGAAATTGTAAATCGGGATGGTACGCTTGGTGAGGATTATCTTACCTATGGCGATGTTAATTTAAGTTCAAAACTTAATGTCGGAGATGTATATACGGGTAAAGTCTACTCAAACGGAGTAAAGCTTTTTGAAAACACAATGACCGTATATGCCGGAGCTGATGTGTCAGAAATGTTCGACGGATATAATATTTTATATTATGATAATGGAAATTTTATAATAGTCGACGGTGGTAAGATTAGTTATTCTGGCGGAACAACATCTATATTGCCCAGTGACACAGCATCGTGGAGGTGGAATATTGCCGCAGGCGATGAGTTTACATTAGTTTTAACTAAGTTAACTCATAATAATAAAGCTGCCTTAACATTTATTGGTAGATGGTTGAATTACTCTTATAGATATAATGCTCTCACCACAAGCGACACCACTCCCGGCACCGGTAATAACGGTGGATGGGGTGCAGCTAGCGGAGATATTTACAAGGTTTCTCTTGACGTAGATGCAAACGATAAATTAATATACGGATGTACCTTAAGAAAAATGTTATGGGATGTTTATAAATCTTTCCCGGAAAATCTACAAAAGGCTATCAAGATAGTAGATAAGGACTATGACGATAATACCAGCATACAAACAGTAAAAGACAAAATATTCATCCCGTCGCTAGGTGAATTGGGTTTGTTGACTTATATTTACCAGAGCAAAGAGATGTATTTATCAGAGTATTACTTCTTGACATCTGATACTACCGTTGAATCTAGTAAAACTTATTATAAACTTGAGGACAATGTATATGTAATAGTTACCAACCCGGTAGATGCTGACTTGGGTTCTTATTATGAAAGAAAGACTCAGGGTGCACAATACGCAAGATTTCCGGACGCCACAAGTAGAAAAAAGTCTAGTAGCTTAGCAAATACTTCATATTTAACAAGAAGTAGAATGAGAAGACCTGACAACAACGCATATGTAATTTGTATAAATGGTACTAATGGCGGTGCTGCTAACGGAAGCGCGACTTCGTTTATCAGCGTTTGCTTTGGATTCTGTTTATAAATCACTAACTAATTAGGAGGTAAATATGGCAGACATAATTAAAGTCGGTTATAAAGACAGACCGACAATTGAATATAACGAATATTTAGCTAAATCAGCAGCGGCTCTTGAAAGCATTACTCCTAAGCCTGGCGATAGAGCTATGGTTATGGCTGAGGGTAAGGTGTATTTCTGTATTGAAGCTGGTGAGTGGACTGCATTTGGGGGTGACGAATAATGTCATTTGATGCTTTCAGTTTTGCACTTGGTAGTTCGGTTAATGGCGGGGGCTCCCCGTCAGGAGCCGTACAGAGTGACTGGAATCAAAACGATAGCTCAAAAATGAGCTATATTAAAAATCGCCCGTTTTATACAGAAGAAACGTCAGAAGATGCAATTTTTGAACTTGGAGATTTTTCCGATGTACCTGCATTCTTTGTATTTGACGGTTATATAGATTTGCCTGATGACGCAGAGACTGTCGATGCGAAGGTAAGACTGAAAGATAGTGGGCAGTGGGTAGACTTTAAAACAACATTTCAGGGTGAAATTGATATTGCAAGATTGCCAAGTAGGGTTACTATCATTGCAGGTTACGTCAATGGTGAGATGACAATGGTATGCGCATTGAATACAGAGTTACACGAAACGAGTACTAATCCACCTTACGTTCCAGGTAAAATTACAATTATGGCTGCATCAAATATAGCAGATGCACTTCAACTTGTAGATTTACATCTGATTTCTGAAAATATAACTAAAATTCCTCAGAAATATGTAGCAACTGATTGGAATGATAACGATACAGATTCTACGTCATTCATTAAAAACAGACCATTCTATGATAGCAGAGTTCCAACTAATCGGTTCCTTATTAAAGATGCACAGCCAACAACTATACAAGGTGTAACAGTCTATTATAAAAATTATCGTCTGTTTGATTTTCCATATACAACAGGTGATAATATCCAATTTTCTACAATTTCTAAATCCGGTCAAAGCGTCTCTGCAACAGTTACAGTTAGAGAAGGCGGCAACTTTGATAACACTTATTCAGTTTTATGTATAAAAGATTCTGACTTATATTGTGGAATAACAATTAATGAAAAATTCAATGGGACTGAAGATATATATTCTCCTGGAGATTGCGTTGTTGTATTTATGGAAGAAGGTATAAGTGATGATATTCTTGGTGTTGAATTAGAAAACGTAGTAATAGGAGAAGGAGAACTTAAGAAAATAGATGAAAAGTTTTTACCTCCTAAAGTTAATTATTCTACTGAAGAACACGAAGTTGGTACTTGGATTGATGGTAGCAAGTTATATGAAAGAACATTTGTTGCTAATATAGCCGATAGCAGTGACCTTGAACATAAAATCGAAATCGAAGATACTGAAATTGGCAGTTGTGTTGCAATGGATTGTATTTTAATTGCCGCAGACAAGCAGACAATGGGACAAGGCATAGTTATGGCTGATGGTAAAATAGTAGCGTCGGTTTCAGCATTTTATGAGCGTTCTACGCCAACAACAGGTCGAATCTTTACTGAAATTGTAAATAATGAAGTGTTTACTTATCCATTAACAGAATATGTAACAATCCGTTATATAAAAACTTCTTAATTTTGAAAAATAAACTATAGATTAAAAGGAGAAAAATATGAAAGTTATTGCAAAAGGTATTGATGTTTCAACATTTCAAAAATCAATTGACTGGGGAAAGGTAAAAGCAGATGGCATTGGATTTGCTATGTTAAGGGGTGGATACGGTAGATATGAAAAGGATGAGACATTTGAAGCAAATTATAAAAATGCTAAAAAGGCTGGAGTCCCGGTTGGTGTATATCATTATTCATATGCCGATACTGTTAATAAAGCAATTCAAGAAGCTAACTTTACGCTCTCTTATTTAAAGGGTAAACAGCTCGAATATCCTATAGCATTTGATATCGAAGAACCTTCGGTGTATCAATTATCAAAGCCGCTCGTAACATCAATTATCAAGGCTTATTGCGATACAGTTGCGGCTGCTGGTTATTGCGTAGTATTATACTCAAATAAGAACTGGCTTACCACAAAGATTGATGTAAAAAATATTGGTGGTTATGATATATGGCTTGCACAGTATAATAATGAAGTTACATACAAGGGTACATATACTATGTGGCAATATTCTAGCAAGGGCTCTGTGTCTGGGATTAAGAGTAGAGTAGATATGAACTATTCTTACTTTGATTATCCAGTGTATATCAAGAAGAAGGGATTAAATGGTTTTTCTAAACCATCTAGTTCTAATAACACATTGTCTAAGACAGATGATAAAACGACAACCACCAAGCCTACATCATCAACAAAGATTAAAGCTGGTGATGTTGTAAAAATCACTGGTAGTAAATATTATAACGGAGCCGTTATTCCGTCTTGGGTTAAGGCTCGTCAGTGGGTTGTATATAGTGTTTCCGGAGATAAGGTAATTATCAACCAGGATAGAGCTAAGCAGTATGCAATTATGAGTCCGGTTAAGATTAAAGATGTTACTCTTGTAAGCTCCTCGTCAACCACAACTACCAAACCATCAACCAATACATCAAAATCAAACGTGATTGAAGTTGGCGACGTAGTTAAGATTACAGGAAAGTATTATTACAATAGCAAGAATAAGATACCGTTATGGGTTAGGCTTAAACAATGGGTTGTATTCAGTATTTCTGGAAACCGTATTGTTATAGACAAAGACGTTAATGGTAAGAACGCTATAATGTCGCCTATTGCTCGTGGTGATTTAAAATTGGTACGTAAAGGAAAATAAAAAAAATAGCCCACCTTAATTGGTGGGCTATGTTTATGAAAGGAGTATTTTATGAACTTTTTAAATGACTTCTTTAACAACTATGGTGGTAAAGAATTACTCGGTATTATTATTACCGCATTAGCTGGTTACATTGGTACGCAAATTAAAAAGATGTACCAAGAGCATCTAAATGACGCAACGAAGAAAGCTGTTGCGAAAACTTGTGTCAGAGCTATTGAACAGATATACAAAGAGCTTCACGGCCAAGAGAAGCTCGATAAGTGTATGGAAGCAATGACAGAGATGCTTGGGGAAAAGGGTATTCACGTCACAGAAATTGAAATGAGAATGCTTATTGAGTCTGCTGTTAATGAATTTAATAGCTCAATTGCGTGGTATGATTTTCTGGACGATGAGATTGATGACTGCGACAACGACTTTGATGAGGAAGCAGAAGGTGAATAATAAATGGAAGTAGTAAAAAATATTGCAGCCATTCTTGGCGTGATTCTTTCTGCTGCTTCCGTTTTGACATTGTGCTCCAAAACAGTTCGTAGCTTTGTGTTGAAAATATTAAAAAAACGCAAGGAGCAAGATGAACTGCAAAAGAGTATTGCCGAAATTAAAGAGATGCTGGAGCGGCATATTGAAGAAGAAAAGGAATTCAAGGATAATTTGGCAGAAATGAACGAGATAAATCTTGAGTTCACTAAAGAACAATGCCGTAATATAATCAAAGGTATCTTTTATAGGTATAGCGATACACAGACATTACCATTATATGAGAAGAAAGCTCTGAAGAGCGTAGAAGATTTATACGTAAACCGTTTGAACGGGAATAGTTATGCAGCCCTATTACTGGATGAAATGAAAGATTGGGAAATTGACTATAAATCCGCGCATCCGGGTGAAGAAGATTGATACATAAAAATAGGAGAGAATAGTTTAATACTGTTCTCTCTTTTTTTGCGCCCAGATTTGTCAAGTAAAATTGAAAAAACTTGACAATTAGTTGACAAACATATAGATATTAATCTTAGTATCTGTATGGTTGTAGTGCACGATAATATATAAAGTGTAATTTTTGCACCAAAGTGACATTTCAAAGTGCAATTTTGTCACTTTGAATTATATCATTTTAATTGTATTATATCACTACGGTGATACAATATATTTAAAGTGATATAATCTTGACATTTTATTCGAAATACAGTATTATATAATACTAACTTTAATACTATATACTTTGATTATTGACAGAGGTGTGATATGCCTAAGAAAAGACCTGATGGATATTATCTCAAACAAGTTACCTACTACGTTAACGGTAATAGGGTTAAAAAGTCGTTTTATTATAGGAGTGATAATGAGCTTCGCAGTAAGCAAAAAGCGTTTGAGGAGCAACTGAGCGTGTCTGAGAGCCATTTATTCACATCTGTTGCGGACGAATGGCGAGAAGAACATTTTAAAAAGATACAAGGTGGCACGCGTATTTCATACTCCCCTGCTATATCAAGAGCAAAAGATTGGTTTGGAGATATCCCAATCAAAGAAATCAAACCGCTCGATATTCAGCGTATATTAGACGACCTTGCAAGTAAGAAGTATTCGCAACAAACTGTAAGGGTTCAGCGAAATGTTCTAAATTTGATTTTTAAGTATGCAATATTACGTGAATATATTGATGTCAATCCCGTTGACTCAACAAGAGTTCCTCGTAATTTAAACAAGTCAAAAAGAACGGTTCCAGAACAATCTGATATTGATGTAATTCTTTCATCGACTGATAAAGACTTTGGTTTGTTTGCGTACTTCCTTTTATTAACTGGTTGTAGACGTGGAGAAGCTCTTGCTTTACAATGGAAAGATTTTGACGGAGACGTCGTTCATATACACAAACAGATAACTTATAGCGGAGATAACCAGAATCAACCCGTCTTAACTGAGCACACAAAAACAGAGGCCGGTATAAGGGATGTATTTATTCCAGATGTGTTAAAAGAAAAATTGAAACCCACCTCTCCGGACGATTTTGTATTTGGCGGCAAAGCGCCATTAACAAAATCTTCATTCCGTAAGAAGTGGGATAGGTATGTAAAGGAAACTGGAATTAACTTGACACCACACCAGCTTAGACACGCATACGCAACATTTTTATATGAAAGTGATGTTCCTGTTAAAGAGGCGCAACAAATAATGGGACACGCCTCTGTCAAAGTAACACAAGATATCTATACTCATATTAGAGAAAAGCGTCAAGAAAAGACTAATCAGAAGATAAACGAGTATTTATCACAGATGCAGAAATAAATATACTGACTTTTATACTGACTTTTTTGTCCTGTATTGTCCTTTTTTGTCCACATTTGTCTATTTTGACGAAGGTGGTAAAAGAAAAAAATAACCCCGTAAAACCTTGAAACACTTGGTCTTACGGGGTTTTCTTTTCTATGAGCCATCGGAGATTCGAACTCCGGACACCTTGATTAAAAGGCAAATTAATATCCTTTATTTTCAAGGCGTTTCGGCATTTATACTGATTTTATTACTGACTACTGTCAGCTAATTGCCTTAGCAAATGCAACTTTTGTTACATCTCTACCAACGCCATATCTTCTCTTAACTGTCTTCTCTGACACACCTAAATATTTAGCACACTCAACTCTTGTAAGTAACTCTTTGTCTGGAAAATTTCTGTCGAGGCGCTCCAGGTTGTCCCTAAAATCTGCTTTTTCTCTCATATAACACTTCCATTTATGTAAAAGCCTGTTATTGATACTTCTTCACCGTCTATTTTAATACAGGGATAGATATAATAACTGTCATCGCTTAAATTTATTATACCTTTGTATGCGTCTGTATCTGTCGCTACCTTATATACCTTGTCTGCACACAATCCAGTTCTTTTTTCGAAGTCATCTTTTATATATTTCAATGGTATATCGGAATCGGCTAAGTAGCAAAATATATAATCATATATTTCAACCTCTAACGCTGACAATTGTCCGGGGAAAAAGTAATCCGTAGCTTCTATAATAATACAATCGTATTGTGGCATAGATATTAGCCTGTGCTACCAAAGCCGCCCTCTCCGCGTTCTGTATCAGAGAGTTCGTCAACCTCTTTGAATAAATAAGAAAGATATGGGAGAATGACTATCTGTGCTATTCTATCACCTTTCTTAATTTTGCGAAGCATAATAGAGTCATTAAATAGGGCAACAATTAATTCTCCGCGATAGTCTGAATCAATTACACCCACGCAGTTTGCCGGGCGTAAGCCCTGTTTGGTAGCAAGTCCACTTCTCGCAAACACTGCACCGAAAAATCCAGAAGGTATTTCCATAGCCAACCCCGTGCCAATCTTAACGGTGTCGCCTGGGTCTATTGTTACATCTTCGGTTGCGTATAAATCATATCCGGCGGCGTACTCGCTACCCCGTGTTGGGATAACCGCGTCTTCACTAAGCCTTTTTATATTAATATAAAAGTTTGGGTCTATTTTTAAATCCATACAGTTCTCCTTTAATCACCTTTTGACTTTAACATACAATCCGCAGTGGCACATACCCTCCTCGGTTTCTCTGAACTCTTTACACATACATTTTGTGTCTGGAGTTTTTTCGAGCTTACAAGGGCAATAGCCGTCATTCTCTCTAATCCTTCTAAGAACATCATTAGCGTAGTTCTTGTCCTGGTTCAAAGTAATCATTACGTCCTTACTCAACTAATCACCTCTGCATATTGATTATCTGATGCTAGATATACTCCAAGCACATCGTCAAGATGCCTCTTTTGGTCTGGAATGTATCTGCCGTATTTAATAATAATGTTTTTAAACTGACTAAGGATTTTAACCTGCGACTCAATCTCCTCTTTATTAAATCCTGTATAAATCACTATTGTGTCATCGCAGTTATAATCCGTTCTTAGTTTTTTGATAAAGTTAAACATTTCATCGTACTGTTGGAACGGTTCGAGTCCAGCAAAGCAAATGGCTTTTGTTATATCGTTCATTAGATATCTTTGAATAATTGTGTCGTCGGGTATATTAATTATTTGAGCCGCCCGCCACTCATCGTTTTGACATATAGATATAGGTATGTTTGCTTCTTTACAGCACTTACCGTCGCAAAAAGCCGTACCAATATACATTGTTGGCTTTTTATAATTTAAGAAGTCTTCATCGACTATGGTTTTTATTCTCATTCGCTCAACATCTCCGCATATTCATACCATTTTCTGGTATTAAATTCTTTAAATCTATCTTTCGAATAAGACCTTGTTGGTACAAGATATCCTACTATTCTTTGATATGTATCAAATACAGGCTCTCCGCAAGTAGGGCAAATATTTGTTCCAACAAATCCGTGGTGGTTTTTACATTCATTGATTCTTGTGTTAAATGCAAAATAAATTACACCGGATTGAGCAATCTTATTTAGCATATCCCAAGCCATATCTGTGTTCGGGAAATTAGATTCAAGATTAATGTGTGCAATACTACCTCCGCTGCACTTTGCATCAAGGATTGCACTTAAACGAAGTTTTTCTTGAATAGTACATTTTGTTGAAAGAGGAATCCATTGGTTACTGTATATAAACTTGTCGTTCTTATCAAAGATAACATTATCTTTTTGGCAAAGAATTACAGCAGCTCTCTCTGCCGGAACAGATTCGATATTAAATGAATACTCGTCTGTAAAGGAATCCTTAACCTCGTTTAATACTTCAAATATTTTACAAGCCAATTCTATACCCTCATCTGTATATGATGTATATCCAAGCTCGTCTGTTTTTGTAAACCCAAACGCTTCAATGACCTCATACAGTCCAAGAATGCCCATCGTACAGTATTGTTTATCCATCTCGACCGCACCGTCTTGATAGTTGGGAAGCAACCCCTTTTCTACGTTGCGTTTAATAATATGTCTAACAACATCAAGTGTTTTACAACATAACAGTGCGCGTTTCTTAAGCAGTGTAAGATATTTCTTTTCATCACAGCCGCTTTCAAGCGCGATTCTCATAAGGTTTATGGTATTAACTTTGACTGAGCCGATAGAAAGTGCTGTACCGCCAATAGAATTAATGAACGCATTAAGCTTTGAGGTGTCAGATAACAATCTACAACAGTTACTAAGAGTTGTGACATCTCCGCTTACAAAGAAATTGCTGTCGTTCCACGTTGTATTATGGTCTGAACACCAGCGAGCAAACTCTTCGTCCTCAAATTTGCCGTCTTTATAGAGTAAGCTATATGTAAGAACCGGGAACGTAAACATATTTTCGCTTCTTACTTTAGAAACTACTTCCATAAATATCTTTTGGTGTTCAATCAGCTCATCAATATAGTCAATTACGTATGTTCCGTCGGGGTACTGCATACCGCCGAATAAAGAAACGAGATAATTACGGTCAAAAATTGACATATTAACAAATGCCGTTTGGTCAATTCTCATAAATGGCTGATTAAGTCTGTAAATTAACTTTTGGAATGACTGTTTGATATAGTATTCGGGGTTTTTAATCACATAACCCTTTTCACAATCACGTTTCCAGAAGTAAAAAGTCCATATAAGAACATTTGGAATGCCTACAGCACCGGAGCTTCTGTTGCTCATATAGCTTATGAACTCAATAACGTCGTCTAAAAACGTTGTTAAGTGCATTGGAGGCTGATTATTATAGTTTTTAAGGAAAAATAACCCCTCTGTAGCTAATCTGGTAAGGTCGTAAGCATAGCAGTACGGCATATATGTTGCACTTGGAGCGTCGTGCAGGTAAAAACCTCCGTTATATTCGGTTTCAAGCCATTCTTTAGCCGTTCTGAGATTATATTTTTTCTTCATCTCATAGAAAATTTTGCTAAAAGCAAATAATTTATCAAGAGATTTGCCCTTTTCGTTTAAAAGGCTGCGTATATCTTTATTTGAAGCGTTTGCGTTAGCATCTATCGTTACATCTGCAACATTTTTACCAACGAATCCGTCAATAAAATCTGAAAAATTAAGTTGTGTTTCGTGGAATCCATTCAACAACTCAAAATCTTCACCATATTTTTCGTTTAAGAGACCTAGTGTCTTCTCAAAATCTTTATTTGTTTTAATTGGTATGTTCATTTATCGCTCCTTAATCTATAAATTTATATCCACAAACTGGGCAACGAGTATCTGATTTAGATAATTCGGCGTTACAATTCATACACGTCCATTTCTCTGTATATTTGTGTGGTTCGAGTGTAGGTATAAGTGCTACACAACGTCTTGTTGTGTAATCTGTTTTAATATGGGCGTTTATTTTTGTTTTAGTTTGTTTACTCTTACTTTTCTTTACAGTATTTATCTGCCTTAAAATACTTTCGATTTCAAACTTTAATTGTATCAGTTCGTCTTCATATAGTTCGACTAAATAACGTTTTTCCGGGCTTTCATTTGTCGAAATTAAAAATTCACTATCGTAAAATGGATTAAATTTTTTACTCACTATGTTCACCTATCCATTTATTAGCATCCACAAAATTAAACAGTGTACCATCAACGCTTAAAACAGGAACTTCCTTTATCCCAAGACTAAGCATTTTTTCAACATCATTACATTCTGTGAAATTAATACCATTATCGTTAAGTTTAGATTTCAAAACAGAGCATTTTGGGCACCCCGTTGAATACAGAATAATATCACTCACTTCTATTGCCACCTCTTTTAAATATAACAACCAGCAGATTGATTATTAACCATACACCAGTTGCTATTGCAAATGTAAACTTCCAACCGAAACATTTACATATCAGGTAAATAATACCAACCGTCAAGCAGTAGTCTACTCCGAGTAATATTGCAAGGATTAATATAATCGCCAAGGTTGCAATAACTCCGTTTTTAACCTTTTTACTTAAGATATTTTTCATACCTATCAAACCTTTCTGAAATATAACCGATAAGTTCGTATATTTCTTCCCACGTATTCACTCTCATAATGTTATGATTATACGCGCTGAATGAAGTATTGTGCGGAGCTGTCATAAGTATCTTTATATAATCTCCGCCTATAAGATTATGCGGTGCGTCGTCAATTAAAATATCTCCTTTAACCATTTGTTTCCTTGAAGCAAATATAATGTCGTTAAAAGATATATATGGGAAGTATTTATTTATAAACTTATATTTGTATGACACAGTATCCGGGTGAGCAGATGTTAGTAGGATGACTTTATGTCCGTCGTGCACAAGTTTCTCAAGATACTCCTCAGCCCCCGGTATCGGTGTTAATGACTCCCATAGTTCTTTTGTATGAAGTGGAGAAAAAATTTGATTTCTCGATAAGTCTGGAAAGAATTTTGTTATATCCCACTCTATAATATCATTTGGGCTAACGTTCCTATCGTATTTTTTATTTAATGCTTCTACCCACGCAGCCACCAGGTCTTCGAGAACATTATCAACATCAACCAATATAGTTAACGGGTATTTACTGATAGCTGTTTGTATCAATTTGTATCACCCCATATATCGTTAAATGATATTTTTCCGTTTATATATTTTATTAAATTCTTAAACACATCTGATATACTTGACGTAACCATATATTCAGCTAAAAACTCAACAGTTTTATATCTTAAATCATCAAGTGTAGTGTCATTTATTATGCAGTAATCAGGGGTTATATCATCAAGTGCTGTTTCTGACGGGTGATTCCTTTGTTCTTCTGTTAAGTTGTTATCAAATTCGGTTCTCTTTACTCTGAGATGTATAACATCAAACCCTCTGTCTTTCAGCCGTGACACCTCATTTGGAAACCGGGTATCACATATGATTACATAATCCCAAGTATCATTAAATAATTCCAGAATATCTGCAACAAAATCAACCCAAAAGTCAGGTCTCTTTTTTCTAATTATATCTGTACCAACGTATTGCAATAATTGTCTGCCGTTTTCATCTTTGTTGCCATCCCAACCAAAATAGGTTTTACAAAGATATTTCAATAAGTCGGCATAGTGTGTGACAAGTACTTTCTTATCAGCGAGTTCAAGATATTCTTTTAAAAGACCGGCCGTTGTATCCTTACCGTGTCTTGCCTTTCCCGATATACAAATTATTTTCATAAAAATCTCCTTATGTATCGTAAGGACTATCTAATGAATAGTCCCACGTGTTATAATCGCCGTTATATTTATCTCTAAAGTAGTTCCTAACACCGTCTCCGTAGAAGAATCCGTATTCTTTTGGTAAAACTCTTCCGACGTTGCTCTCTCCATCTTTTTCTCTACTCCACCTCTCGAGAACATCGGCGGCTAAATCATACATTTCATCTGTAACCCTCGTGTTTGGATTATATGCAAATTGTCCCTTCTTTTTTGCAGACTGCGATATAGAGCAATTATCATAATCAGCACGGTTACATACAACCCAAGCTACACAAGCCTGTTCTGTTTTGCTTTTTACACTACCGCACTCAGCGTATAACACCTTAGCAAGATTAATAATGTCTTCTTCGGTGTAGTGACTATATGATTTTACCGGTTCAGTTGCCTGTGTTGTATTTTCTGTTGTTGTGATTTCTTCTGTGGTAGCACAAACTGTGGTTATTTCTTCTGTCGTGACTTCTTCTGTGGTAGTTTCTACGATATCATTGCTTACTGGTTCTGTTACCTGTTCAATCTGCTTTGTGGTTTCTTCGTTATTATCGACGCTAGCCGCGCTATAATCATTAGTAGTAGCTATCGTAAAACAAACTACCAGCATAAGCAGATAACAAACAAAGATGTCGAGGTATTTCTTATGTGTCGTCATTATTTTCATCTAGCAAATAACTCTCCCTCATCTACAGGTGTTATCGGGGAAATTTTACAACCGTCGATTAGTTTATCCATACAATCACAACAGATATGTAACTCTAAATCATCTCCATCGTATTTGGTTCCATATCCTAATCTACGTTTTATCGAATAGTCCTCTGTAAAATCCCAAAAATCAAGTTCCTTACCACAAATATTACATTTTACTTTGCTTGTGTTTGGTATTTGCTTTTTCATAATAATTCCTCCTGGTTAATCTGAAAGTTATTATTCCATTAAACTAAACATTATAATGGGTTTCTTGTCATTCTGAATATAGGTTAATGAACGAATTGTGTTATAAGAAATAAAGTCAACGGCCTCCTCCTCTGTCATATCATCTTCGCTTACAAGACACTCTATCATCTTGTCATAATCATATATAACCCTGTCATCATCAGAAACACCAATAATGGCTTTATCATAGTCCGGGTTTTCAAAAACCACACTATCCTCATAACCCATATCGGACAATATGTATCTATTCATTTCTCTCCTTTCGCCTAACCATTAATCCGACAATTAATAACTCTTATGGATAATTAATCAAATATCGGTTTTATACACATTTTTAATACAATTTCTTATATCCAGTTAATGTGTAATACTTACCGTCAAAATCATAGCTCTTGCAAAGAATAATATCTCCCTTTTTAATAGGGTCTTTATTAAATACTCTGTTAAGTACTGTGAACCTACTTTCCTTGCCACTACCAATTGATTTAGTTATGATTGAATATCCAAACTGCTTGCCATCGGCTTTACGTTTTAATTGGTAAATATCTAATACATATAATTTAGGTCTGTCAGAATCTTTGCCGGATACATATCCCACATATCCCATTACATCTGCAAAGTTTCTGACTTTTAAGATATCACTCAAGTCATCCATCTTCAGAGACTTAACCTTTTCCTCAAGTTCTCTTAGTATCGAAACAACATCGAGCAAGGTATAGCTCTTTGCTTCTCCACCAGACTTGGTAACACCTATTGAGTATTTCTTAACAATCGGTTCTAATGGCGTTCCGTCAACAATATCTTTTTTGATTTGTTTTGCCTCGCCCTTTTTAAACTGATTGAATAATTCAACAATTTTTAACAACTCTCTCTGGTTTCCAAACTCAGAGAAGAAATCAATTTTAATCAAGATGTCGAGCTGTCTTGCGTCAAGAGTTGTTTCTGTGTTCAAATCAAGAAGTAAGTCCATAAACCTAGTATATTTCTTTTTTGAAGCCAACTCATTTAATTCATTTGCGACACCCTCGCCCATATACTTAATAGAAGTTAGTCCCTTAGCAATAATTCCCTTTTCTTTATTGTAAAAGTAATCGCCTTTAGAAACGTTCCACTTCGGCATAGTTACTTTTATTCCAACCTTTGCGGCGTATGATGTACCGTTAACAATATCGTCTTCATTCGCTGCATTATTTAGGAACGAAGTAATAAACTCGTATGGATGATAATGTCTATAATAGGCACACAAATAACCTAAAAGGCAATATGCTATAGAGTGGTTATAGCCAAACTGATACGACGCACTATCTTCAATTACCTGTAAAAATTCTTTAGCTTCTTTCTCAGCCTCTTCTCTCGGCTTCGGTGATTTATTGCAATAGCCTTCGAGAATCGAGGGAAGTGCTGCGTCCAACCTATCCTTTTGCTTTCGTCCTATCGCACGTCTGATGTTATCAGCTTCGCTTCCGGACAAACCACATATCTGCTGTAAGAATTTAATCGTATCTTCTTGGTAGATAAGATAACCAAGATTGTCTTTAAGCAGGTCGTCAATAATCTCTGAAGGGTTTTTGTGTATTTTTCTTGCCAATAAATCATCTCTGTATGAAGCACCGGACGGTCTCATACAAGACGTTACAATTGACATATCAAATATGCTTTTGGGTTTAAATCGCTTTAAACATTCAAAGGCGAACGCCCCTTCAAATTGGAACAATCCCATTGCATTACTAACCATATCAGACCATACTTCCTCATCGTCCCAATTTATCTCGTAAGTTTTTGGATACGATTCCCCTAAATAGTCACACGTTTCCCTTATTACCTGTACTGTTTTAAGGATAAGAAAGTCATACTTTGCAAGTCCGGTATAGTCGTGAACGTTTTCCATATCGAGCATCATACATTTTTCGCCCTCTTTATCAAACGTTCCGATATTATCATCGAGTGTAATAGGACTAATAACCATACCGGCGGGGTGAACGGATTGTGATACTTTTGTGTCGAGCAATCCGTCATAATAATAAAAGATTTCTTTGTACTTTTCTTTCGTTGTTTCAGGGTTGGACTCGAACTCAGCCTTTATTTTCTTAATTTTATCTAACGAGTACGGGTTTTCAGCTTTATCACTAGTGGGATACTTCTTCTCCCATTGTATTGATAAGGCTCGTCCAATTTCGTCTATAACCGCCTTTGATTGAAGCGTTCCATATGAAGCCACTCTTGCTGTCTTATCCTCACCAAATCTGTCTACAATATACTTGAATATTGCAGGCCTGTCAGAATCAATACAGTCGATATCAATATCGCCTATTTCTTTTCTGTCTTCGTTACAGAATCTCGAGAAAACCGTGTGCCACGTCTCTGGGTTTAAGTCTATAATATCTGTCACATAAGCAATCCTTGAACCGCCTACAGAACCACGGGCTGTGCCTATCGACATACCCTGTTCTTTACACCAACTTATAAGTTCAGACATAGAAAGCATAAACCCGTCCATTTGAAGCTTCTGGAATACACGAAGTTCTTCTTTCATCGCATTTCTAAATGCTTCTTCTTGCGACTTTGGTATAATTCCATTGTCAAGCTTTTCTTTGAACTTTCTTTCTATCGTCTTAACAAACATTTCGGAGTCGGCCTCTCTCGAGCCATACAGTATCGGATACTTAATTGATGTATCAAGTTCAATATCTTCGGTCATATCCAAAAGAAGATTTGTGTTTTCAATCGCTTTCATATATTCTTCTTCCGGTAATGCGCCCTGTGTCTTAAACATATCAACGAGTTCATCATACGTCTTGTAAGAAAGGTCTAAAGCCTCTTCGCCCTCATACCTTTTGTGTTTTGCTTCTAAAAGTATTGAACGACATTCTGCTTTGTATGCGCTTGAACTGTGTGTATCGGTTCCTGCTATTAACGGTTTGTTCAACTCCTTAGAAAGCCGTAACAGTTTCTTATTAAATTCAATTTGTTCCGGTACATTATGACCTTGAACCTCAAGAAATGTATACTTTTTTGCCAGTTCCATTATCATTGGGTGGTCTTCCGGAAGTTTGTTCAGCGGCGATGCGAGACAGGCGCTTGTTGAAATAATGTTATCTGAGATATGTAAGAACTCGTCAAAACTAATTCTGTTTGTGTAATAAAAGTGTTCTTTATCAAAAGATTTACTGATTAACTTGTTTAATTCAAGCAAGCCGTCAAAATTTTTCGCCATTAAAACGGTGTGATAATTGTCTCGAACCTTTTCGTCAAGCGATTCTGTTAAATAAATCTCGACTGAATGTATATACCTTATCCCAGCTTTTTTACAAGCTGCCCATTTTTCAGTCCAGTTTAACGGTTTGCCGTGTTCAGAGAACGATATTGCTTTTGAACCGTCTCTTACCGCCAAGTCAATATATTCCTGATACTTTGTGCAACTGTCTAACAGGCTATAGTCTGTGTGACAGTGATACATAACGTAGTTTCCTATCCCAAAACACCTCCTATTAATACTATTTATATTTAAGTCTGCTATCGTAGAGCTTAAGAAATACATCTCTGCCTTTATCTACAGGCGCATCCTTTTCGTCAAGCAGGTCTCTGTAATCCCAGATATATTCTACGTTTACATATTGCTTTAATTTAGCAATATTGTGGTCGTCTTTAATTCTTACGTCCTTGTCGAGAGCAAAGACCACCCTACAACCAAGTTTTGCAAGTATTTTCATCTGATTAGGGTTAAGATGTGACGTGAGGATTGCGCCACAATTGTGTATTCCCCACGTATCAGCGACCAAAACACTCTTACACCCTTCAAACAAGATAATTTCTTGTTTATCTTTTATGCTTTGTAGGTTTTCAGCGACTCCATAGATAGTATCTATCGTTCCCCAAGAGTAAAAATACGTATATTTTCTCATTTTTTTCTCTTTCCACTCCGGGTCGAGCGCCCTACCACCTATGTTCACTATTTTTCCGTCAATATTTCTTATTGGATATACCAATCTGTCAGAAAAACTGTCGTAATAAACCTGAAATTTATCAAGAGACTCTCTTGATATACCCTCGTTTTCCCAAACAACCAGTTTGTCGTCACGTTTTTCGTACTTTTCCATATAGTTGTCTGGTAAAATGGTTGCTGTGGAGGGTTTTGACGTTGATTTTCTTGGCGCGAATCTCTTACAAGTGGTTGTTGCGGCCATTTTGTGTCTTGGTACAACGTCAAGACCGGTCATTCCACAGTAATTCTTAAGAATTTCTATTGCTTCTCGTCCAGAACAGTTGTAGTAATGCTTTGTAAATGTAAAAACATTACCACCAATGCCAGAACTATAGTCGAAGAACACCGGGGGATGCTGTCTTACTGAAAACGAAGGAGTTTTTTCGTCTTTGAAACAGCTCAAACCCCACCATTCTTCTCCGCGCTGAACGAGGTCAACAAACTGAGAGATATACTCAACAATATCAATGCTTTGTATTAAACCTTCTAAGTCCATTGTTACTCCCTTCAGTTGCGTTTTGTATTTTAGTATTGATTATCAATAAGGAGACTGCGGAATGTGTTGTTTAGCCTCTTGGTACATAACGTGATTGCCGTCAAAGAACAAATCTATATATTCTCCTGACGCCATTTGCATTCCATTACGATTTAATGCAACTCTGAGCTTTTTATTACCACATTCAACTCCGTCTGCCTCAATTTCTTCCTGTGTTTTATCAAGAATATATGCAATTGTACTCGCATTTCTTCCTATCTTGGCTGAATCCGCTATTTTACCATTGACTGTGGCTTGTGCGGCACCGATACCGCAGATATTCATATCGCCACATATCTTATTCTTTACCATATCAACGAACCGTCCAAGTTCTTGATATGAATCGAATGCGTCTCCGTCCCCGGAGCCCTTAAAGTAGTCAACGATAAGCACATCTAAGCCTTGAGTATGTTTTACTTTCTTTACTGCTGTAAAAATACTCTGCTGGTCAAACATCGGTATGTAAATATGCGTAAATTTCCTTGTTTTCAGCCACCTGATAGCCTCATTAATCTTCCTACCCTCTTCGTCACTATAATTTCCGCAGGTTAATCTCCTGTATTCTATGCCTGTGAGGTGCGCAAGCACTCTTGCTGTAAATAATCTTGTATTAAGTTCACTATCAAGATAAAGAACCGCAACATCTTTCTTTAATAAGTCCATCGCGCAGTTCAGAAGCAACATTGATTTACCCTGCTTTGCTTCTGCGGCAAAAATAAACAATTCTCCAGGCTCTATGGTTGCATACTCATTGAGCGTGGGAAACTTGAACGGGATTCCGGCAAAACCCTCTTTCTGTCTTGCCTGTATTTCCGCCCACTTTTCATCAATGACATCTTTAAACTGCGGAATATCATTTGTTGTGGAAAATTCCGTCATTACTCCATCAACAAGCGAGTAAATACGGTTTTGGATATCTTTCTGCGTCCTGTCGCAACATAACGCCTGTGCTTCTTTTAAAACTTGAAACGCATCTCGTCTAAAAGCTGCGTCAAGAACGTTAGAAACCAACAAATTATATTCTTCTACCGAGCCCCTCGCCAAAACATCGCTCATTTCAACGAGTTCTTGTAGCTTTTCTACAGACAATTCGTCTGCGTATTTCCTTGTCGCCTCAGATGAGGCTAAATCCTCAAGTATATTATACGGGTCGACTGTGCTTATCCCTTTACAAGCCAAGTCACATATCGCAGTATATACACACCTGTTTTCTTTGTTTACAAAATGATTCGGGAGCAGAAATTCTGAGTAAAAACACCATTCCGGATTATGTATAAGCGAAGCTATAATACCGGACTCGCTCTCTAAGCTATTGATATCTTCTGCTTTCAAATATTATGTCACCTCCCGTTAAAATAACAACAATCTGAGCTAAACCCACATAGATACTTGCAATTAAAAAATTCTACATAAGGATTAAAATCATTATCTTCTGAGATATAATTAATGTCTGACACAAATTCTTCTAAAACCTTATTATAAATATCTACATCGAAAGGTTGTTCAATTAGCTCTCTGTTTAAAAAGCAATTTAAATATAACGCCTTTGGGAAAACCCCATACTCGTCTTTTATTGCCTTTGAATATAGGTAAAGTTGTTTAAGAGTGTCGTCAATAGTCAAGTCATTTTTCGTAGGTTTCTTTCTGTTACTCTTCTGTTTTAATCTTCTGGATTTATGGTCAACTATATATAGATTACCGTCCTTTTCTCCGAGATAGTCTATAATACCTACACAGTTTTTGTCTCCAACCTTAAACTCCACTCTCTTTTCCACTGCTAACATATTAAATGGCAGCGGCTCGAATGTCTCAAGGTATTTAAGAGCATCTTCTATATATTTTTGAGATATAGATGCGCTCGGTCTTTGACCCAAAACCTCTTTTTGATAATTGACCAGGAACTTTATTTTCATATCACTCTTTGATAAGCCCTGCGTGTAATACTGCTCAATTATCTTGTGCATAAACAGCCCAAATGATTTGTAAAACTGCGGTTGCTCGTCATTTTTACCTATGTATTTCATATAAAACTGATACGGACAATCTCTGTAGCACTGTACCCTTGAGTTACTCCAAACCATTTCGTCATAAAAAGGTTTATAACTTAAAATTGATTTTTCCATTTCACTCCTTAGTCAAGCCAATAATTATCAAGGTATAAAAACCCGATAACAGATACGATGAGTAAGAAAATCCAAAGTATCCAGAACACAACTACCGCAAAGTTTTGGTTATAACTTTCAAGTGTGTCTTCGATATTACAATAATGGTTCATTGAGACATCACTTATCGTGTTGTTTTTTAGTATAGCGTAAATCGTACCCTCACATTTAACGGGTGCTCCAGAATATACATAACGAATTGTTGAACTCACTTGTTTTGTCTTTATGTGTTTACGTTCCGGGAAGTTTATTGTTCCATACGGGAATTCAACATCTATAAAGGATATTTTTGTTGCGTGTGTTTCTTCGTGACTAACATAATCCCAAGAATAATATACTTCTTCTTCCGTGTACGTCTCGGTTTTCCCGTCTACTGTTCTCGTCTTTGTAACGGTTCTTGTGTGTCTCGTATATCGTTCTTTAACTTTCTTAATCGAAGAATACTCTCCGTCAACTTCATCATACGATACTGGGTCTAAGGCTTGTAAAGTCCCGTAAACAAACGCTCGTCCTACGTTAGTCTTCATCCCATACTCAAATAAGTCTCTGTTATTATCTATCTGTAAAGCCGTGTTATATTCTTGGACTTTTTCCATATGATGTTCATTGATTTTTCCGCCTATTAAAAATCCCACAATGAGAAGAACAGACACTATTACAAGACTTACTAATACCTCTCGTTTAGTTATCTCCATATTGTTAATTGCCGAACAAATTTGTCGGAGCGTCAGCCGAAGAATTATAATCCAAGTATTTATAATCTATTACTTCGTAATTAAGCATTGATAGTATTTGCTTATTAGGAAATTTTCTGACATACTGATTATATTTTTTAACCCATTTATTAAAACTTGTTCTGTAGTTTGAAATCAGATTTTCCGTAACTGACAATTCCTTCATTAACTCCTTGTAATTCTCATTGCTCTTTAATTCCGGATAGTTTTCAGCCACAGCGTTAACAATTAACATAACGTCTTCAGCCGAACTGTCGTTATTAAGATTTCTCTTTTCAATAATATCAACAAGTGTTTCGTATTCGTGTTTATCATACTGTTTTACACAATCGGCAAGATTAGGTAATAAATCCGCTCTTCGCTTTTCCTGTACGTTTATATCAGATTGAGCAGACATTATTTGCTCTTCCAGGGAAATCGCAGAGTTTTTAACTCCATTAAAGCCAAATATTAAAAGCAAACATATCGCTGCAATGACCGCAAAAACTATGGCTAATAGCTTTAAATTCTCTGATTTTGAAAACCAAGTATGTAAACCGTTCAACTTATTCATTTACCTTACCCCTTTTCTTAGGGTGCTGACGCTTCGGCTTTCTCAAAACCACATCTCCGGTTTCGCTATCATATTCGATAGGTTGACCTTTTGTGGACGCACCGCAGTTTGGGCACATCATTTTCTGGAGGTTTTCTTCTTCAAACGAAAAAACCTTAACCATTTCGGTTCCGCATTTGTTACACTTCATAATATATTCTCCTTTATTCTAAGCCGGTAGCCGCATTAACTACCGGCTTTAATCAACTCTTATTTAAAACGGAAGTTGGTTGTTACCGCCATCCTCTTCGTTTGACTCAACGGAAAACTCTAACTCACTCGCCGCATCTCTTACCGTGGTGGGTGCGGAGCCGTTATTATCAACGACCTCAAAATCATAAATCTTAAAACTGTAAAAATTTTCCCTTGTATCTTTGTTAAATTTATTAGTTACATCAACAGACTTAAGTTTAATGCGTGATTTAGGTGCGAGAGAACCCGCCTTTTTACTCGTTGCTGAGCCAACGAAACAAACATATGAGCTGAAGTCTGTTTCATATTCACCCGTATTCTTGTTCTTATGGCTGATTGAAATCCTGCCTGTTGTAAAAGTATCTGACTTTACATCTACTTCCCATACTGTTGCGTATGTATCGTTTCTAAAACCCATTTTACTCTCCTTTGATTAATTCATTAAAATCCTGTAATAATTTTGAAGCCAACGCCGGGTCTTTAATCTTAAAATAATCTGAATCCTTGACGTACTTGCTTATAAACCTCTTCATATCATCTGCTTTGTCTGCGTGCTTTGCAAGATAGTCCTTTATTAAACCGTCAAATTCATTAATAATACTTTCGGCTATTTGCCTATCTTCTGTTGCCGCTGCAGCTTTCTGAGCGCTACGATATGCATCAACATCTTTTTCTGTCTGTGCAATCTTAAAGTAGTTAGTAAGGAAGTACCTTGTACAATAAGTTAACGCTGAACCAAATGCCTGTGACGGGTCTGATTGCATACCAATAATCGTCCACGGAACATCCATACGTTCTTCTGTGTTATCAAGATTTACCCACGTGAAAACCATATCCGCGCTGACCATCATTTCTGTTTTGGTTTCTGTGTACTGCTTACCGGTTCTGTCAAACTTCGTATTTGCCAAAGTTACCTGTTGAACGTTTGTTGTTCCTGGTACAATAGACGGATATAAATCCACTCTGTACTTCTGCATATAAGCCGTTACCGTGGCAAGAATTTTTTCAATATCAGAATAGTTGTAGTTGTAACCTTTCTTATCTTTCTTTACAACATCACAGTATGTCTGAATGATAAAAATCTTTTCGGCAAGGCTTAATTCTTTTGTGTCTGTAAATTTCATTTAATTCCTCGCTTTCATTTATTTATAAAACCGTAGTTTTATTTACAATCGTCATCAAAAATCCACCCTTGTTTTACTAAATAAAATAATTTATATGCTTTTGTCTGACTCATCCAAATACAAGGCAAAATCAAAACCATCGCTCCAGCCTTTATCGTATGTATCTTGTATGTTATTAATATCAATTTCAAAAACTGGGAGACACTCTATGTATTCAAAAACCGTTTCTATCCCATTTATAAATTCCTGACTTCCGTTTTTCTTATCACAATGGTCTTCGCGGATAGGAAATTTTAAAATATCATCAAGACAAACATATCTTTTTGAACCTCCGCCAAGTATCTCGTGGGTACCAAAGATTTCTTTAGCTCTACCCCAGCCCTCATCATATCCTTCCCTATAAGCTCTTGCTTCGATATCATCAATATGTGTTATTCTTTTACTCATTTTTATTCTCCTTTTACACATAGTGTAACTCGTTATTCTTCTCACAAATACTTGGTTCGGTATTAAGATGAATACCTTTAGATATATCTGTTATATATTCAAATCCACTCAGGGTAGCTTCGCAATAAGGACATATATTAGGATATATATAACGAAGATTTGTATCAACATCTGGAATTATCCTACAACAATGTGAACATACCGGTACCATAATAATATTAGACATTTCGTTTTACCTACCTTATTTTTTCCATATCTTAATACCATACAGGCTGGCAACAAAATCACCAAACTTTTCGTGTTGTTCATTCCACGTTATTTCACCAGCGAGTCGTGCGGAGTTTAAAGCGCCATAAGCCATAATCATTCGCTCCTCTTTTGGAATTTGCTTATTTGAGTGTAATTCGCACTCCAGTTCAAACCATCCGAAGAGTGCTCCTCTGGGTTCATCTTCGGTTGAGGTTTTTACAATAGGCATTTTAGGCGTACTACTTTGTGTAGGAATATTTGAGCCCTTTTTTGTTACGGATTCTGTATCTTTATTCATTTTCAAAACACCTCTTCATTTCTCACATCGAGTGTAACTTATTGCCTTTTCTACAAGAGCATTAAACTGATTCTGTTCTTCTTTTGTTAAGTTGTCAAAGTTTACTTCAATATTCATAATTTATTCTCCCTTCACTCGCAATAACCGCCAAGATATAATTCATTTTCATTGTCACCATCTATATCTGGTTTAAGTGGGTATGCTTTATTTATCTCGACTTCGGTTATACTTGCCTCAGGAGCAAATTGAGTAGCACATCTATCAGCATCTTTATGATTAGTAAATACTCCGAGTAAATAAATCCTACATCCATATCCGCTATTCCAGCCATCAGCAGTAACAACAGATACAGTCGCTTCTGCATCAACACTGCTGTCTTTATCCGTATCTGAACTTGTCAAACACGACGTTGCTCCTTTTGCAAGAACATTTATTGCATATTGTAATGCTTCCCTTGCTCTACGATTACAAATCCTGTCGTAATATTCAACATCATCATAAAATTGTACACCCTCTAATATTTTTATTGCTTCTTCATTAGTCATTATCTATTACCTCGTTTCTCGTCCATTTTACACCACACTTAGGACAAAACTTGTGATTCAAATCAATCTTTTATAACATCGCTTGGCAAACTATTCCAAAACCGCTTATCTTCTTCAATATCATACCCATAAATTTCAACATAAGTGCTGCCTTCTTCAAATACAGCCATCAGTCTTGTAACAAATTTATCGGGGTGCTCATTTGTATAATCAAATCCAATTTTTGCCATAGAATAGGGCTTTACATCTATCTTTACTCTATCAAGTAAAGTTTCATCGGATTCAAACTTCATTTTCGATACCTCGCTTTAACTGTTCATCTTTACGCCACACTTTGGGCAAAACCTGTAATTCAAAATATATCCTTTAGATACTGCAAATTCCTCCATACAGTTAGAACACTGGATGCAGTCAAGAATTTTCGGCTCCTCCATATAGTCTGAGGGGTCTATTTGTATTTGTCTATGAATCCAATAATACTTCGGTATATGCACTTATATCATTCGCTTTCCACATCCATTTTTGCACCACACCAACTACAAAAATTGCCTTCAGCACAATTTACCATATGACAATGAGAACACATAAAATCGCCATATATTGTTTCCACCCAATGCCCGTGTATAATCGGCTCCGCTTCGACTGTTGGAGCATTGTCTAAATCATTTTTAGCTACACCAACAAAATGACCATCATAGGATATTTTAAGTTTATCGGCATCAATCAGTCTCATTCTCTGTTGCCTCGCTTTTTACCTTGGACTGTATTTTTAATGCTTCAATACCTGCTTGTAATGCTTCAGTTATCTTATAGCCAGTTTTATAACTTTCCTCTGTCCAATTATGACATAACATTAAGTAGGTTAATTCTTTTATTGCTTCTTGATTAGTCATTATTTTCTGCCTCGTCTTTGTCACCGACATTTTTGTCGGTCGCAAAATCAATAGGATTAATTTTTGCATATATGTCACAGTATGTGTTATCATAACTGTCATCAACCTTTTCTAAAAACCAGGGTTCTTTTGCAAGTTCATTTCCACCGTAACAACCCCAGTTCCATCCGCCAATTCTTGCGTGAATATATAAAACATCGTCTCTGCCGGCGTATCTATTCCAAGCTTCCCACTGAGCTCTAACTGCCTTTTCCTTATGTTTAATAGCAAGCTTGAGTCGTTTCTTTGCCTTTCCGTGAATAAGGTTCCACCGAAAACCAACATATCTTTTGTAGTCTTTATTCTCTTCGTCCGGAACGGAAATCATATATTTTTTACGTATCCGGTCTGTCTTCCAGTCGAAACTATGTAAGGCAGAGTCGGTAAACTTTGGAACTGAGCAACAAAAGTAATCACACACACCGTAATTACCATAAACAGCTTCGTTAACAAGATTATTTATTTCATCTTTTGTTAACGGTTCTTCAACCTTCATTAACCGATAACCTCTTAATCTCGGCACATCAATATTATTTTCCTTTGCAATTTCATCAAGATATTCAATGTTTGTATAAGCACCTAAATCCATACTATATCTCCTTTTATTCTTCTTTAAAACCTGTCTTAGAATCAAAACATTCTTCAAAATTTTCCAGAATACCATATTTCTTTTCTGTTTCCGGACAATAATAATAACTACCAGGTTCGTCATCATATAAAAAAGTCCAGGCGACTACAGAATAAGGCCATCTGTTTGCGAGCTCAAAATCGTTATATGTTAAAAGCGGTGGTTCATAAACTGCATACACATCTCTGTCTAATTTTCTTGGATAATTATCAACAAAATCTTTGAACTCATCACGAGAAACATATTTGTTCTTTTCCTCAGCCGTATAAAATTTATTCATTGTATTCCTCCTTATAAAGAAACGGACATCCACATTTAGGGCAGCAGTCAAATTCTTTGTCAAATTCCGAGTTACAATCAACACATTTATATCTAACCTCGAAACGTTTAACTAATTCGGCCGAAAGAATTTTGTCAATTGATAAGTAAAACGGAAGACCATTTACTTCCAACGAAACTAAATCACGATTATTAATCTTGCATCTTTCGAGTTTGTTCTGGAAGTTACCAAGTGGTTCATTGCTTATGAACTCACTTCCGTCTATAGTCTTTATTCTTGTAATATAATCAATCATAAAGCCTCCTATATCCATCGTTCTATAAAGATTCTTTCTTCAGTAAAAAGAGGAATCTCGGTATCAATCTTCCATTTGTTTCTTATAACAGAACCGTCTTTAAGTTCCGGAACTTTATAGCAAGCAGACCCTCTTTTAAAACTCGTAGGGTAATCGTCCCAATAAATTCCCTTTTCTTTAATTAACATTTCCTGAATTTGTTTGCAGGTCTTTTTATGTAATTCTTTATGAGAAAACTGTGATTGACCGGCTGATTCTATGCTATTTCTTACAGCGTCTTGCTGTCTCCAAATAAGGCAATTACAAACTTCGTGTCTCGGAAGAGAAAACACTCTCGCATCAAACATTGCGCCATTATACATAGCTTTTTCCATACGTTCACAATATTTTCTGTCATCATCATCAGTATTCCAAGCCTCAAAATAATCCTCAATTAATTGTTCGGATAGTTTTTTGAAAACCCTGTTAAATTCAAGTGTAGCCATACTCGCAGACACACTAGTAATTTTTTGAATGTTGTATCCAAACCAAGCGTCGGTTTCAAGGGTTGCATAATCAGTTAGTACGAGTGTTATTTCGTCTGACTGTGTGTAACCAAATACACAACCCTGAATATTTTCACAAAGATATTTCATTGTGTCCTGCATCGCTACCATTAAAATATCATCATACGGCTTCTTCATTCCTCGAGTAAAAGTATGGAATGACTTGCCGTCAAGCCTAATAATCACTGGTAATCTACGTATTAAAAATGTTTTTTGGACAGCCTCATATTGTTTCATTCTGTCCCCAAGTGAATCCCTTTTATTCATATTTACATATCCTCTTTTGTTTATAAAAAATAAAAACTGGGATGAGTGGAATCGAACCACTACGCCGTGAGTCAAAGTCACGTGTCCTGCCGTTAGACTACATCCCAATATATAAAGTGCGTTTTGTATTTTAGTGTTGACTATGTATTTAAAAACCTGTTATAACACAGGTTTTTAATTTTAAATCAAGAATAAAATGCCTGTTTCCAACGCTCGTAGTCTTTTTTATATCTGTTGTTTATTATTCTTATTGTCCCCTCTACCGTATGCCTGCTTTTTTCAAGACTATATTCTTTACCTTCCATAAGGGCAACTGCAAGTTGAGTAAACCTTGGTTTAATTCCTATCCTTTCAAGTTCATAAATCCTGTAAAAAAACCCAGACAAACGAACTCTTGAGTAACTCAATTCTATATTCGTTTTCCCTTCTTTAATTGCCTTTCTGGTTGTACGAGAAGTTTTATCTCTAATTCCCTGTAGCGTAGCATCTGTCCCTATAAGCCTTAATAACTGGTCTGAGGAGCTTCTCACCTGTTTGAGTGTCGTGGAATACCTCGGGTGATTATACTCAAAAGCTGTGAGATTAATGCAATTCCGTAGCGACGGAACGGCTTCACGATAGATGGGATATTCCTCATCTCTGACCTTAATAAGCATATTAGTAAAATCAATATTTGATGCCGTCAGTTCTATAGCATCTTCAATTTTAACTCCACTAAATGCAAGCCAGTAAAAACACCGCGACACATTATCGGTTGTGTTTCTGTCTTCCTTTTCATAAACCGAATCTAAAAAGAACTGAAGGTGTGTCGGACTGCTAACCATTTGCCTTTTGACTTTTTCCAAACTCACGGAACTGATTTCCGAGATACTTTCTTTTGCATTTGGAATACCCTGGTTGATGCACCATTTTGAATAGGCTTTTAGAATAGTAAATCGTCCTAACTGACTGTTTGTTTGTCTTCCGGAGATTAAATCAAAAGCCTCTTGCATTTGCTTAACATCGAACTCACAAAGGTCAATACCATATTTTTCTTCAAGCTCTTGTGTTTTTTCAAAAGCCCGTTCACATTGTGCTCGATTAGCGTCGCTTTTGGTGTATGACTCAATAAACCTTCTCTTTATTTCTTCGTTATACATCTAACCCCTCCTAACTCGCAAGCTGCATATTACTATTGTTTAGTTTAAATGCTTTTTGCCAAATAGTCAATAACTTAGTTGGGTCGATATACGATATCGCCGAAGAAGCCAAGATACTTGCCGTTGCAACTTCCTCAAGATACTCGTCCGATAGTGTGGTAATATAACCCTTAATCCTATCTTTTGACATTCTTTGAGGATTCTCACATAAAACCATACTGTCCTTAAATAATCCATTACCATCAGCAGGAATAATCACGTGAGTAGGTTGGTTTGCTTTTTTCAATGAGCTTGTTAGCGGCAGCGCAATGATATTCGGGCTATTATCATTTCCAACATTATTCTGAAAAACTAACCCCGGACGCCATCCGCTTTGTTCGTTACCGATACCGTCGAAATACATTACATATATCTCGCCGATACGATATTTGTTTGTGTTCTTATAATTCATCGCGTTTCCTCCTTCTGAATTATTTCGTCTGGAGTATAACACATATTACCGCCTTTGTCAATACTAAAATAGCAAACGCAATAACAATTTTTTAATAATGTTTTTGTGCATATTGTACAAATAACTACACCTTAAAATCCCGCAATCGTTTTATCTGGCAATGAATCTGAATGTTTCATAATACTCCGAAGCTTTATCATAAAGCCCGCAACTTATATCTATAATAGTATAGTCCTCATATTCATCTATTACAATTGATACAACTGATGACAAACATATATTATTATATGTATTTACAAATGCAACAATATCAGGTTTTAGACAAGTTACAACTGTGTTATATTCGCCTTCTACAGAAAACACACCGTTGCAAAAAATAGATTCCCCGTTATAATTACTGGAATACTTATAACAAATGAAATCCTTTTCATCACAATACTTTTTAAATTCTGAAATAGAAAGCGTTTTCTTTTTTGACATTTTTAATAAACCTCCTTGATTTTTTTATCAAGAGGTGGTATACTACATACAGAGGGAGTTCTTACTAAAGACCTTTGTGTTTGTTGTTTTTGTAGTTACTACCTCTTTGGTTTATCAAAGGCGTGATAAACCAGTGTTTGTTGTGTCTCATTTTGAGACGTCCAGGGAAAACAGCGGTTCGCGGCCGTTGTTTTCTTTTTATATTTTTTACGAACAAATGTTCGTTACTTTTATATTACATCAAAATTATTAAGTTGTCAAGCATTAATAATCACCAAAGTCGTTTTGATATTTGTTTTTCTTTTGTATTCAATCGTTCATAAATAGCAATTCTCGTTTCAACATTATTGTTCAAAAAACCATTTCTATGCTTACCTGGCATACCTACAAACATAATATTAACACCTGCATTTCTTAAATTACTCTCGGCCTTTTTGAATAAAGCTATATTATTGTTTATAACTTCAAAAGGTTTTTCATCTGGGAACATTTGCATTTTACCCACACAAAACCAATCTAAGTCGTCACCATATTGGAAAACCACCTTGCCCTGTTTAGATGTCCATAAAACCTCGGCTTTGTATATTGGGCTATACGCTCTTTTAAACCCGGTCGGCACTTTTTGATATCTATTATGGGCAAAATTATACCAAGGCGTTCCAGGTAACGGCACTATTCTTTTGTAATCATCACCGTATAATTCCCTCAGGTCTTCGCCTATAACCTCATATACCTCATCCGCAACTATCCTTCCGTCTTTAAACATAGCGCTTAACATTGCTCCATTATATGAAAATAAATTATTAAATGCATCTAACCGCTTATTTTCCTCACGACGCTCATTATCAAATTTTTCATTATTATTTTTCCAGCTTATATATTTATACAATAAATATGTACCACCAAATAATAATATAAAAAATTCGCCCAATAATATCACCTCTTAATTAAATACAGGTCGCTTCTTGTATTAGTTCTATTGCGGAATTGATATATTCCATAGCGTCATTGATAGCATCTATATTTTCTTCCATCTTCACACAACGTTCACTCTCGAGTAAATTTTCTGGAATATTATCCAGGCTGTCTTGTTCGTCATAAGAGACGTCTGTAAGCTGCTCGTTTATATTCCTTAATAGAGCTATTATATTCAGTAATCTTTGTCTTCGTTTGTTATTCATTGTCGTTTCTCCAAATTCCATCAAAAACTATTTCAACAACAACATAGTCATCTTCGTTGTAATACTTTGTACGAAGCGCGTCTTTAATTACACTAAAGAAGTTATCATCATATACCCATTGTAAACTTACACATTTGACTATATAGCTTACCTCCAACGTATCTTCGTTAATATATAAGCCAATTGATTCTGTGTCAAATAAATCAGATATATTATCTAACATCTTAGCCTTTTCTCTCAATAAATTATACGGCTTGTTTTGCAATTTCCAGTCCGGGTGTTTCCTCGTTGCTTCGTCTATTAATAACGCAGTGATTGTATCGCAGTCAATTAAATTATTCATCAAAACACACCTTTCTAGTTAATCCGCTAAACGAAAAATTCATTTTAACACGGCCATCCCTTGTCGGCAACACCTCTATAATATCTACAAAACCCATAACATTATTTAACAAACTTTTATTAATCACGAGCTCATCTCCCATTACGGATATATTACCATCGCTCTTAAGTGGTTTGTGTATTGTATATGTTATCTCAGCCGTATTATCAAAAAACGAACGTAACAACTTGTATATATAATTAAATTCTATAGTTTTCTGTGGGATTATAACTTGCGGTGCTTTGTCATCTTCTTTTAATAATTTTGCAACTATAGCCACAGCGCTATCTATATCCTCACCCGTACAATCTTCTGGAAGTTTAATTAAATAATCATCGTTCATAACAAATCATTCCTTTCTTATATTACTCTTATAATACCACACTTTAATTTTAAATACCACCCCATTGTTCGGCCATTGCATTTGCAATTCCCTGGAATGTTCGACTCCTAAACCTGGCGGTCTCCTCGTCGTCCCATCCATATTGTTTTCCGTCAAAATAGCATTTCTTTATATTTGTTGTTCGCTCAGAGGGGGGGGTAATCTTTGTAGGTATTAGTTTCTGAACACCCTTTAACCACAAACAGGTTTGTTTGCACTCTGTCTCACCAAATTCAAACGGATTTATGATTTGGTCTGGCTTTCTATACGCCGTACTCATAGCACCAACCGGATTTTCTATTACGATTTTTTCACAATCCGCCATAACGAACTTATAAAAGAAAGCAATCGCCCTTCTTTGTAAAACGATGGGTTTGCGCCCTTCCGAGAACCACCTCTGTCCGCTAGCGCACAAATGTGTACAAGGCGGGAACGCAATTATCATATCCCATCTACCATCTATATTATGCAATTTACCGTCGCAAGTTTTAAACGAACAATTCCCATTCAATAAAGGAATAACATCTTGCTTAATATGAAATTCGGGAGCGCCACCAGAACAATCTATGATATCACACGAATACGCCTCGTGTCCCTTTTGTCTGAAAGCCAAACAAACCCGTTGGCTCTCTTCGCAAGCCACTAAAATTTTCACACAAATACACCTTTATAATCAAACTCCCCTTTAAAAATATTTTTTAAAAACCAAACTATGATTTTATAAATATTCTGAGAAATACGCACACCAAATTAAGCGCCGCTGTAATTGCCCACGCTATTCCCAGAAATATATTTACTTTCTTTTGTTTATCAAAAGCCTCGTCATCGCCATACCTTCTGTTAATAACTTTGTTTTCATAAAACAAAGACACACTAAGGTATGTACAAATTAAAAATGTTAATGCGTTTAAAATAATAACTGCAAGCCTCATAAATATCTCCTTAATCATCTGCGTTTTTAATACTCGCACCGCCTACTCTCAGACGGTACTCAATAACTTCTCTATTTATTCTATCAATTATCTTGTTGTACTCACTATCTTTCATAAAGCCCTGTATCCAAACCCAGTTTGTATAATACGTTGCTTTAGCCAGACGGTCGTATTCCTCACGCTCTTCTTGCGTAGCTCTTTTTAATATCTCTTCATCAGTCATCTAACCACCTCATTGTCTCTCTTACGGTATAAAACCCTAAACTCGAATAAAGTTTCTTTGCAATATAGTTGTTGCTCATAACGTTTATCATAATATTTGGTATGTTCATTTCGTGTAAGATTTTCATACATTCTGACATAAGTTCTCTACCCAACCCTTTATTGCGATATTCGGGCTCTATATATAAAGCATCTATTAGATATTCTCTTTGTGGTTCGTAGGCAAATGTTTCCTTCGCATATATATATCCAACAATCTTATTGTCATCTACGTAACACAACAGTATGTTTTTCCCATCTGCTAAACCATATCTGTAAAACCGATTCAACAGTGTGTTTATTTCCCCGGTTTCCTCAGCTATTAACTTCATTAACAGTTCATCGCATTTGTCAGCATCTTTTTTGCCATAGACACGTTTAATCTGCACCGTTATCATCCCTTCTCATTCTGGACAATACATCAAACTTCCTTTCAAGTTCCGGCGGGCTTTTTGCCTTCCCGAGTTTTTGTAAACTCCCGTCGGGCTGAACTTCATACAAATAATAATATTCCTGTGTCTTATTGCTGGTAAGTACACATACGATATTACCGTGGGTTCCGACGTAAGAAACCCACGGTATTTCGTTTTTAGGATATTTAATTTTCATATTTCAAATCCCTCTCCTAAAACAAAATTAATGAGCTCTTCTTCAGAACGCACAGCTATTTCTTCTCTTTGTTTTATTACATTCTGAATCCACAATTCAGATTTTTCTTCATCAACTTGTCTGTAGATATCTTTATGTGTTAAAGACCCGGGTTTAACCAATGGCGTAAAGTAAATATGTGTTGAGTTAACCCAGTAGTCATCAACGTGGCTAGCCACGCGAACAAATACGCGTCCATCGTCCATACCCTCAACACGAGCCGTACCAATCTGCTCTCCGTGAATATTTTCAATAACCAATGTATCGCCTATATTCATTGCTAGTTATATCCTCCAAATAAAAACTCTTCTATTTCCTTAACAGATGCAGGTACTATATCGCCTTCGTATAATTCCCAATCAGAGTGCTTGTAGTCTTGAATTACAAGCTCTGCACTCTTATCATAAGAATCGAAAAACTCATCATTTGTATCTACGAGGTTAATAGTCATACCAACCATTCCATTATTTAATATGACCTCTTCGACACATCTTGCTATTGTGTATATGTACTCTGCATCTACAGTATATTCACATATTATTAGGTCGCCCGGTCTAAAGCATTTATCCATTAATATCCCCTCTCTGTTAAGATATCTGATATAACCATTCGGTCATATTTTAAATGCTGTGGAGATTTATCATTCTGTGTAAACTTCATAGAATAAATCTCATAAAGATACATCAATTCAAATGTAGGTTTCTCATTATATATCTCGTAAAGAGCCTCTAATGCTGTCATTACTACACCTCTAATAACAAGTTCATCAGTTCGTCTTCTGATGCAGGTTCAAAATCATCCAGCACAAGCTCATACATTTCACTGGTGTTCGGGCAACTCATATGTGTACCGACAACCCTTGGGTAATTAGGGTCTTCCAAAATCTTGATTTCCATTGCATTATCATCATATTCTCCGGTGTCTAAATGACTGTTTGTAACAACCGCCACCGGCCTTGGTTCTTCGCACAAAAACCTTGGTGTAATATAGTCACCGACTTCAAATTTCCCGTCTTTCATCTAAGAGCCTCCTCTATAAAACCACGGAGCTCGTCCTCTGTTTTGGGTTCAAAACTCTCTTCGTTTTCCTGGCTTAAAGGGTTTGTAAAGTTAACAAAAATATCTGCAAACCCTTGTACTTCCGTTCCAAATTCAATCGTTGCGTCTCTAAGATTAACCCAGCCCGCCATATCGTTCCAATTAATATGATAGTCTGTTGTGGTGTTTGTTGTTGTATAGTTGTCTGCTGTGGTGTTTGTTGTTACGTAATAATTTAAATAGGGATAATCCAGATTATCTAAATCAAAAGTTGGCATATCAAATCCCCTATCCTCTCACCGGCAAACTGAACTTCTGACAACGACTGTTTAATTGAAAACGAAACTCTGATAGAATTTCTCGCATCCTCTTCGTCAATTCCCATACTTAACAAAACCCTGCTTGGCTCTTGTTCGTGACTCCTGCAAGCCGAACCTGCGGAAACACAAATCCCGGCGGCATCAAGCATTAAAAGTAATGTTTCGCCGTCTACACCATCAAAATTGATATTAAGTATCTTGCCGCTTTCTGTAATTCCAGTTCCATTAATGTGGATTATATCTGCAAAGCCATCTTTGTCTAGGGTTTTATATAGAGCTTCATAAAAAGCTTCTTTTAAAACTCCATACTTTTCGTTTGCTTTATCAATCCATTCGTTTGCGAGTTCGCAAGCCTTACCAAAGCCTACGATTCCAGGCACGTTTTCAGTTCCGCCTCGTAAACCAAACTCCTGATGAGAACCACCGATTATTAACGGACGTATTAACTCTGGTGTTTTAACATACAAAGCACCCACTCCCTTGCACCCATATATCTTATGAGAAGATATTGAAAGGAAGTCACAACAAAGCTCATCTACATTTAACCGTGATGAACTTGCTGCCTGCACACAGTCGGTATGGAAAAGTATTCCGTTGTTCCCACATAACTTTCCTATATCTGCGACCGGATTCACCGCTCCGGTTTCATTATTAGTATGCATTACGGATACTATTCCTGTAAGGTTCGGCTTAATTTCCTTTTGGACTTCAGAAGCTAAAACCACACCGTTTATGTTTGGCTTTATAAATGATGAATAAAAACCGTGTTTTATACACATTTCATTAACTGTTCTAAAAACAGAGTCGTGTTCCGTCATTGATGTGATAATATGAGTTTTGTTTTGTTTGTGCAAATAATTACGCAACGAGTAAAAAACCATATTATTTGCTTCGGTTCCCCCCGAAGTAAAAACTATTTGCTCTGGTTTTGCTCCGATAAATAATGCCACACGTTCACGAGCCAAATCAACAGCCTGTCTTGCTTCTCTTCCAAGCTGATAAAGTGTACCCGGATTTCCATATGCTTCCCGAAAAAACGGTAGCATTTCTTCGACAACTGCCGGGTCTGGTTGTGTCGTTGCTGCATTATCAAGATAAACCATCTTACTCACCTCCTATCGAGAGATTATCATTATAGTATCTCATCACGCACCCCATAAACCCTTTATACAATTGGGTTTTCTGGGTGTTTATATTTCCAACAGTTTATGCTGACTGCTTTTTTATTGCCCTTGCTTTTAACTGAGCGGCGCGCAGCTTTGCCTTTACAGCATCCATATCGTATTGATATTTAGTCTTAAAAAACCTACACCCAACACAGTCTGCCTCTACAAGACATCTGCATTTTTCCGCTCTTGTTCTTCCGTTTTTGTTATATGCAAAACAATTAGGCCTAAACTGGCCGCCTACACTATCTAATTTATCAAACATCTTTTCCATTATAATCTCCTCTTTAAATAAGTAAAAATTCCCTTAACTCCCGTTCTGATTTTACAACACCATAATCAATTTCTGGTACTAATTTAAATAAACGGGTAGAATTATGTACATCGAACTGTTCGCCGATATAATCTTTGTCGGAGTGTCTCAGGACTTTGATAGTCATTTCGCTTGTCTCTGGCCTGTTCGTTTCATACCCAGTCATCTCATACTCGACATATGTATCCGGGCATACTACTAACGCCTCGAACATATCTTCGTTAGTAACGCCGTATCCGTTATCCGCAATACCGCATATAATATCTCCGCGCTCAAACACACCATCTTTCATAATTACACCACCTTATTTAGTGATTTTTGCGTTATTCATCTTCACAAATAATTAAATCGCCGCTCCAGAAAAGCCAGTTCGGAAGTTCAACGAGGCTAATCATATTACTAGCCTCTACGTGAGCCGTGTATTTATTCGGGCTAATTTCTTCAGACTCGATTAACTCACGGTACTTTTGTGACATCCTTTCGTAGTTTTGTCTGGATTTAATAAGCTCAACGTTCAGCTTAACTTTTGTGCCTTCGGGAATATCTTGCGACGGAGATACCTGACCCGCTCCGTTCTTTCTTATCTCATCTGCGTTTGCCATTATTTCTGCGTATAATTTCGCCTTGTTAGCGGAAAGCCCGCCCTTACGAGCCGACCTTTCAAGCTTTCTTTTCTGTTCTCTGTTCATATTGTCCTCTTTTCGGATTAACTAAATGATTTATGTACTAACTCCTGTAGCTCATACACTTCTTTCCAGGTTGCGTTATCGGTTCCGACCTCGTACTGAATTTCCTCGTCTGTAAAACCAAGCCTCTGCATTTTACCGATTAGTTCCACATCCGTTCTGACGTGGTCAGAAATCCAGCCTAGCAAATTATCAAATAATTCAATCTTTCTTTTGTCTGTGATTTCTTTTGCCACAGGCATACATTTTTTCGAACGCATCATTACACCCTCCTAAATATGGCAATCTACAATCGTGAGCCAGTACCCATTTGCCTTCGCCTCTTCGAGCATTTGCGCATAAGAAACCGCCCACTTTGCTTCCGCGTCTTCTTCCTGGTTGGACATACCCCACCAACCCATATCTCCTTTGCCGTGCCACTCTCCGTAAATATCTATATAAGCGTATGTAGAGAATGTGGCCTGGCATTTTGCATATGTTTCTTTATCTCCGTAGTATGTCAAATAGTATTCCTTATTCCAGAAATCGTGGTAATCTTTCAGGAACTCTTTATCTTCTTCGTTTTGTTCACGCTCTTCTACCTTAAGTTCCCAATAACGAATTGCGTTCTTATAAATCTTCTCATCAAACAGATTTGTAATATCACTTACGGGTGATTTATTAACTGCGCCGTGAGAAGTTTGTATAAGACCATTCCACCTACCACCTACTTCCCACCAATCCCATTTTGAAAGCGGGTTGTAATGTGAAATTATATCTCCGTTAGGTAAGATGTTTTCCTGTTCATAATATTTAATTCCGTCAAGATAACACTCTTCATCCGTCCAATTGAGCTTTTGGGGAAATTCCTCGGTGATATACTTAATATGATTTTCGTTACTGCCATATTTTTTCACATATTCTTCTGGGTTTGTTAAGTATTCTTTATATGAACTGTTTGCATAATCGGTAATATCGCGCCTAACCTCGTCTATTATTTTCTGTTTGGTTATAATATGCCTTACTTCTTTGTTCTCATCAAACGGCTCAAGAATAAAAGTAATATCAGATAACGTTGGTTCATCACGGGTAATAATCCCTACTGTAAAATGTGACATCGTTTATACCTCCTAAAACCAAAAAGCAGAGGTGTCGACCTTACTCTCGACCTCTTCTTGTGAGATATATTCGGGTTCATAGAATAATTCTGTATACTGTTTGATTTTTTCTTCGGGTAATGATACTAATTCTCCGTCGTTGCCATCACCGATAACGTAGAAAACCCCGGCAAGAATATCATCATAAAACCGTCTATTTCCTCTCAACCCGTTAATCTTTCCCTCTTCGTTAACCATAATAACCACGCCGTCTTCCGGATAAATAAACTCAATATACCCATCAACCGCATCCTGTAAGCTATCAAGGTTATTTGCGATTGTCACTACTTCCGGGTGTTTCAATGGTTCAACCTTTAAAACCCTAAGCATATTTTCTTTTTCCATAATCGTGCTCTCCTTTTTGAAAATATAGAAAACCGAGGCGTAATAATACGCCCCGATTCCCTTCCAGTTATATATTTGGGGTGCTGCTTTTAACCATAATAAGTTCCGATAATATGTTTTATGTTAGTTCTATAATCGAAATCAAGTGGTAAATATTCCACAAAACATTTCTTAAATTCAGAAACTAAATCTGACATACAATTATAAGCCGCTTTAAATAATACCGGATATCTGTTAGACGGCATATACCAAAGTTCATCCCCGTCGAGATATGTTATTATGTCGCTATTGCTATAGTTGTTTGTACCATCATCATTTAGCGGGAAACACTCGCCAGAAAACTCAGGCACATATTCAATTTCAAATAACGAACGTACCTCGTCTATGCAATCATACACATAATCACGGTCGTTATCCCATTTTTCCTGAGAAAAATCATTACATATAGCGGATGCGAGTAAATTCATATGATTGATATTAAAAACCAAACCATAATCATCAAAGGCGTAATACCTCATTGACATTTAAAATCCTCCTTTAGTCTTTTAGTGCTATAATCTTAATAGAGTGATTGCTGTTCCGGGAGCTGGAATACGTCGCCTGCAGGATACTTGAGGCGATGTCCTCTGATGAGTCCGCAGCTCTTATTTCCCTTGTTTCTTGCTTGGAAACTGGCATTTTGTTACGTAAGTATGCCTTGTTTTCCTTAACACACCTGATTTTCCTGACGGTGTTGGGGATAGTTTGATTCGAGAAGTACCGTCCCGCGGATGGCGTTCGTCCTGGGGGTGTGCCTTTCTCCACTCATCAAATCGTTACTTTCGCTGACAGCAAAAGCGTACTCAAAAACCTGAATACAATTACATTATAGCTCTGATGATTTAGTCGTATGGTAAGAATAAGATACAATCACGTTCGATTCTTTTTCTTTCAAGTTCGTCGTCAAAATCGCACCATCTTACCCATTGTGTATAAATAGAAGACTCTGTAATATTACCAGTAATATCGTAAATCTCCTTGTTTATCCTGACTGCAAAGTGATTTTCTATAGGAGCATACATTATCTCTGCTCCATAGTCATAAAACCTTTCAAACAGAATTGTAGCAAACCAATAACAACACCCACGTGTGAATAACACGAGTGTGTATGGATGCTGAAATCTTTTTATAAACTGTAGAATCTGGGTTTCATTCATATTTCCTCTCCTTATTCATAATCTGAATCATTCGTCAAGGCTAACCAGGAGAATGATTTCACAGTAGCATTGATTAATTTTGGAAAGAACCTGTCTCCCATAGAGGAGTCGGCGGTAAACACTCCTATCTTCATTCATATACTCAAGTGGCTTGAGTGCTTAAAGCACGAAAAGCCAACTTGGTTATGAATGAGGATGGAGTGTAGTCCGCCGTTCCTCTTAGGGAGACGGTTCTCAAAATTAAGCATAGTTACCGTTTCTAACCGTTCGCTAACAGCAAAAGGAGTTTCAAACTTTAATATGTAATCTTGTTAGGCTTTACCCCGAATACAGGGTAAACGGAAGACACCTAACCATTTTACACGGCTTAAAACTAATCTGCATTATGAATAAAAAAACCGGCGAAGGGAAGACGGAACCCGTCGCCTATAGTAATACTATTGTAAAGCCCAAATATTGATTGCTCATAAGGATGGGTTTTACCCGTCTGAAATAGTGGTAGCACAACCTACCGAGCAGGGAGTCTCCCTGGAGTTCCCCGGCTTTCACGTGATTCCACTTCAAGCATCATTGTAGAAACATTGCTTATTTCAAAAACCAATTACACATTGTTATGTATGTTTTGTGCAACAATACCTAAAGTACCGGGTGGTGGGAATAATATTTTTAGTGAGGGGTGATGCTTATGTGGGTTGTTTATCAACCCATCTGGTACCCGAGACCAGACTTGGACTGATATGTATTACGGCGGCAAAGGGGGCAAAAATCCACCGTTTGTTTTACTTAAACTACTCGGGCGTATATTGTGAGCTGGCACACCCTGTACACTGGCATCGAAACTCATAAACAGAACTGTTGTTAACCGCAAGTTCCCGAAAGGCTAATCCTTTGTTCAGCACCATTTAATTCTCATTTAAAAGTGAAGCCTGATTACCTTCACTGTAGCAGTTAGTGCCTGCTTGCCACAGCTCGTTCCCTTAATGTATCCAACGAAGCGTAAGACGTAGACCCGTTTTGGATAGACAAGGATTTGCACCTTGTATGGTGGTACTGCGGTAAGGGACTCGTCAGTCCAGCGCTGTTCGACCTTCATCTTCACCTTACGTACTAAGCGTCTACCTATTCCGCCACTATCCATATAGATTTCGGTAGGTTATTCCCACACAATAACCTACCTAACTTTGAGCGTGTGGACTCTCCGTCTCACATACCAGAGTCGAACTGGTTTCTTCTCCCCTTCCGGGAGTGTCCTACCGTTGAACGAATGTGCATAATTAATCTATAGAGCACCAGCCTACACATTGAGGCACCCCATACATTTTAATAAAATCCCTATCTCCACTACGATTTGTTAAAATATGATGTGAATTTGTCCAACCAATGCGTTCATCTTCACCTAAATCCTCACCAATAGACAAATCTGCTTTTGTAAAGAGTATTCCGTCCCCATATTTTCGAACAACATAATCAAACATCTCATCAATTGTGAAAAATTCTCGATATTCTTTCATTGCATCGGAAAGACTTCCTCTTTGTGGTCTATACTTTATCAACTCGATTTCCCCTCCTACGCTTTACGGAATATTGAGTTATTGTCAGGTATAAAAGATTCCTGCCACTCTCTTGCTATGACTTTAAAATCGCCTGTTTCTGTCGGCATCAGTTTATTAAACACAAACAACCAGTTACTACGCAAGTTTTTAATTCTTTTATCGTTTAATATGTTACCAAATACCCGTTTATCTAAATCATTTTTTATTGACACGGTAATTCCGTCAATATCTGCAAACGTGGCGCCTATGTGTCTGTAAAGATATTCAACAATTTCTGTTGCGTTTCCATACACATATACATTACGAATGTTTGGATAACGAGACTTATAATATGCTGCAATTTCACAAGGGTCGGTAAAAGCAAAAGGCTCTCCGCCTGTTAAAAGAATCGTATGTGCGTTCCGTAACTCATCATCTGTTACATAGGGAATATCGTTTAGGTTATACTGCTTATTACAACAGTATCTACAGTTTCTCTTACAAAGACTTGTGACCATAATATGAATGGTCTTCTCTTTTTCGCTTACAGCCATTTTCTACCTCCTTATTTTTATGAAATATGGGTTTTATGTTACGGAGTTATTTATAAAATCAATAAGTTCTTCATTTGAACAAATATCTTCACTTGATAAAGCGTTGTCTATCAAACAAAACAAATTATCATCATTCTCAACCTTAAATTCCTCGCCAATATAACGCTCATCATCGTGGTCAATCACACGGATTGACATCATAACGTGATAATCTTTTTTAATATCACCATTGAGAACAATTGCACAACGCATATATTGGTTTGTGATACTATAACCATTATTAACCCCTTTAATATAATCACCCGTACGAAATAGCGTGTTCATATTGCAATACCTCCGGTTTAAATTAGTAGGCTTTTCCACGCTTTGGGACACATCAATACAATTTGGAAGTCAGGAATCGCATTGAGAGGTGTATCGTGCTTCTCGTACCTACAACGAGAGCTAAACTCAACGAGGGTGCGTCGACAACACCATACTGGAAGATGGGGTAAGATTTCCCTTAAACCCATCCATATTTGTTTGTTTTACTTATTCTTGTTAACTAAATAAGAATTGACATAATTCATCCTCTGTTCGTATATTTATTTGCGCGTCTTGTTCAAAGAGAAAATACACCTCGTCATAAGTAATACGACTCCAGTTCTCACTCCTCCCGGTACAACAACTTACGGTGTAATATGTTGGCGTTCTGGCGTCAGGAGAATCTCCTTCCCTTCTTTGATGCAAGCGAACGCAAGGAAAATCCATATCGTCTGCTTGCTCGTTATTACAAGTATGTCTTTCGTAGTTTTCATAGTCTCCCGGAAATATCCTCGGGTGTGATACACCAGCATATCGGGTTAGCGTGAGTAAAACCCTTTTTCGTTCTTCTCTGGTGTTACAAAATAAAACTACACATCTGTCAACTAATAAAGATATTAAGTCATCAAGAGTTGAAATATCGGTATCGTATCTGTCGATTCTCATAAACCTCTCTCCCTTTTATTTTATCTCATAATCTAATTAATTTATTGTGAAGGCGGAGAGGGCTGCCGTTTCCTGTGGAACGGAATTAGGCAGCCCGGCGGCCTGTAATAAATTAAGTACCGGGCATTGATTAATTGTTTCTGAGCCCTTTTGCTCCGAACAAGTTTCGCTGACACGGTTTTCTATGCTGTACAATTTATCTAATAAATTGTACAGGCTATGGAACCGTGTCGCGTAACGGGTGCGGAGCAAAGTGGGCTTCGGAAATCAATTAAGCATAGCTACCATTGTCGAACTCTCGCTAACCAACAAGAGCGGTTAAAAAAACCAATATGTATTTAACCAATCTACATTATGAGCATACTTACAATCTAATTTAATTACAGATGGATGGTTAGCTCCTCGGGGAGGAGGCTTACCATCCAGGGAGTAATTAATTACTTATGCATTGATAATTTCAAAATTATACTGCAATGGAGCCGTGTCTCGAATCTTTACTTTGATTTCGTCCAACTTACCAAGGCAACCGTGCGTCAGCACGGTAAGTTGGTAGTTGGCGAATCAAGTAATGGATTCGGACTGGCTCATTGCAGTGACTAATTTTAGAAATTAGCATAGCTACCATTGTTGAACTCTCGCTAACCAACAAGAGTGGTTAAAAAACCAATATGTATTAACCAATCTACATTGTAAGCATTTGTTTAGAAACCGTATCCGGAATCAAAATCAATATCATCTCCGCAAATCTCGGAGCTTAGGTCTACCCAAGTATCATAAACCTCTAAGATACGGTGAGTCGCATCTTCGTCATCACCTATCTCATCTGCTTCTATTAAACCACCGCAACATCCGCAAATAATATTGCCTTCGTCATCTATGATGCCGCCGTGTACTTCGTGATTTTCTTTGTCAAGAAATTTACATTGTTTCATATTAATACCTCAATCATAAAAATCGTAGTCTGCACCAGAGTAATCAAAATCAGCCTGGTAACGGGGTTCGAAATCAATTTCATCCCAATGTTCGTCTATATAGTCTTTGATTTCTTCTCTGGTTTTTAGCTCATCTGGCACCTTTAGACTACCCGTCTGAGATACAAACGGGAAAACTGTAATAGTTATGTCCTTCATATCACTTATTCCTCCTAATATTATTTTTGGTTTTTTGGTATCTGCTTTTCAAATGATTTAAGAGTCGTGTATGAAGCGGTATTTGCTTTTCCAGTGCTTTAAGAGCCGTATATAAAGCAATATTATCATCTGTGCATTGTATATATTCTTTAAGTCTTGATTTTATATGGGTATATGCTTCTTGATTAGTCATTTACATTCCTCCCGATGTTAATCAAACTCAAGTTTTATACCACCATTTTCTATGATTTCCAAAACCTTTTCCTGAATTTCCTTTGCAATAGAAAAGTCTATATCATCATAATCACCGTCTTCTTCCGGCACGATTTGAATATCAAAGGCGCCGAGATACTGTTTAAATAAGTTCCAGCAGTCATACTCGAGGTCGTCAAAGAAATCTATATTCTGTATATTAATTACTGGTTGTGATATAACGACTGTTTTATCACCGAGTTCAAAGTTATTTTCCAAACCAAGGTTTACAAGAACACAATGGAACAAATCTATTTCTTCCTGTGTGATATCACAGTAGTCTATGAGGTGTTGGTCGCTCACAATACCCTCGCATAACTGTAATATTCCATCTCTTAAACTCATTTCCGTCTGAGATTCAAGGTCGCATACATAATCGCCACGGATTTCGTCTTGACCTATAAGAAACCAGTCCATTTTACAGGCGTCTGCAATTCTGTTTATTACGCTATATTCTTTATCTGTTAATATCATAATAAGTCCACCCCCAGACACACTTTGTTATATTCTTCTTTACTAATTGCCGCAAGCGCAAATAATATACAACAAAAACCATCTATTTCATTTCGGTCTAACCCACAATCCCCTATTAGAAAGTCGATGTCAGTGATTCTATCGCCAACATCATTGCGAAACTTGGATGCGCCGATATATAAGCCAGTCAAAAGCCTTTCATACATTTCATTTGAACAAGAATCACAAGTATAATCATTAGCACTGTCAATAGTTATACACTTAAATCGTCCACACTGATTTAATAAACTACTTTTTATTTTCCTTGAATCCTTATCAATTAAACTATTCAAATTCTTAGTATTCCAATAATAATTAGTGTCTCCGGCATTCGGGACATAAAGCACAAAAGCCACACCGGTTATATCGGTTATTTTCTCAATAGCTGACTGAACCCTTTGTTCTAACATCATAATTAAAATGGCACCCCCGTCTTTACACAATACTCATAAAAGTCATCGCCGCCTTCTCTAAAAACAAGTACACAATTTTCGCAGTCATAATCGCATTCCGCTTTATCTCTGTACTTATCCAGGGCAGCTTTTATAATCGGACAACTTTCGTCGGTATCGTCCATACGCTTTGCACAATAAACCGCGTGTCCGTATTCTGATTTACCCGGAACTCTTTCATTGCAGGAACAACATAAATAATCCGCTATTCCTATCTCTCTATTTGTCATAGTAATAAAGCCTCCCCTTATTGTTTACCTGTTACCCATAATCTAAAACGGTTCCTTGGGAGTTGTTCCTCAAGGTGACGTTTTACGGAAAGCATTGATTAATTTTGGAAGAACGGTCTTCGAAGAGGTGTGGCGAGTTGCGCGTCTTTCTTATTCTTATGTTCCGTAGTGGCTTGAGTGCTTAAAGCACGAAAAGCCGACTCGGAACTTGAGAATAAAAAGTGCGCACTTCGCCAACTCTCTTTCGAAGACGGTTCTTCAAAATTAAGCATAGCTACCGTTTCTAACCATTCGCTAACAGCAAAAGGAGTTAATAAACACTACTGTGTGATGATTAAGAGTTGTGCCCATACCTTTGGACGTGCACTCCGTTGTATGTACTTCATTACTAAATCTAAATCTAATTCTATATTGCACAATAGTTCTGTAGGATAAAGCCCCTACAAGCACTCCTGATAACATCACACGGTTTAAAAACCAATCTGCATTATGGGTTAGTTAATTATGCAAAAAATCCTATGAGGTCTTCATAGAATATTAGCCCGTCAGTAATCGACGAATACACGCACGCACCGTCGACTGTAACATATAGTATTTCTTCCTCTTCTTCTTTTCTTTGTATACAGCGGTAAAAATACATATATGCTTCTGTAAAATAATCAAATTTATGTTTTGTTCTCTTGCCGTTAATATCTCTGAGACACACAATAATATTTGCGCAGTTATTTTCGTCCATAATAACAACCTTTCTTATTACTTTTACAACCACCAAGGTTGTAAATCATTCTAAAAACCCTTATATATCAAGGGTTGTGAGACCTCTGTTGTAAAGAGAAATACCATCTCTAACTAAAGAATAAATAATAATCAAAAAAGAAACCCGTTAAATCCAATCGGGATAACTTAGATAAAGTTGATGTAGATTAACTCGTAACATTAGAAATTCGATATAGAGTCAGACGAAAAAGTCTTGATAATACAGGGAAAAAGAGTATTCTTAATCCAAGTAAGAAAATTAAATGTAAATAATTATATCTAAATGATTCTCATCTGGATTTGTTGCGTCCTCCGTGTGTACTATCTCGTCTCATCAAATTGCTACTTTCGCTGACAGCAAAAGCGTACTCAAAAAACCTGAATACAATTACATTATTATTTATTATTAATTATTTATTTCCTTAAGTCGGCTTTTAAAAGTGCAAAGACATCAACACCGAACTTATCGCCGATTTTTTTAACGATATCATCAATACAATTACCCTCTACGGACTTGTAATAATTACGATACCCGTCAAGAACCTGAACATCAGTACGTTCCCACTCCATACCGTTTTTCCTATCGAGTACATATGATGTTACCATTGCCTTAAACTGACGCTTTTTCTTATGACCAACGGTGATTTTCCCGTCTTTATTAAGCATTACTCCAAGATTCCAGTTTGAACCATTTGCAGAACCATATCTTGTCTTTTGGGACTTAATGGTAAACGGCGCATCAAACTCTGCAAGAGTGGACTTTATCAAACTCTCAATCTTTTTAAAGTCAAAATCATATTTAGATGAGATTATAAAGTCATCAGCATACCTTGTGTAAATATATTTTTGTTTTTCGTAGTCGCTTAATGTTTTTGTTAATTTATAATCAACAGGAATCATCATTACATTGGTGATAAGTGGCGAAATCGGAGTTCCCTGCGGTAAACCACCGTCAAGAAATGCAAGTTCAAGAGCCGTTTCCAACGCTTCTCTTCCCATCTCGAGTTTAACAATCTCAGAAAACGGGAAAACCTGAGAAAACATTTTCATTACAAATTCAAGTGTGGTACTGCCAAAGAAGTTTGATAAATCAAACTTTCCAAACCATCTGGACTCATTTGCCTGATGCTTTTTTACGGCATCTACGGCACATCTGCCCTTTACATAAGCAAAAGCCGATGTATGATATAATACACCGAACTCTTTTTCAAATATATCTTTTAATTCACGTAGGGCGTCCATAAGTTCCGGTTCCGGAGCATCAATTTTTCTTAAACCACCGCTCTTTTTGGGTATATGGAACTCACGATACAGCTCTTTCCTTGGCTTCTCTCTTAAATCCTTGTACTTACGGTTAAAATCATACAAGGTTCTGATTAAAAGCTGTCTGTTAAGCTTTTCAAGATACTTTTCGGGTATACTATTTACACAAACCGTCCTCGTGCTTGTACCCTGAACATTAAACCCGGTAGGAACCGGAGTGCTTGTACCAAACATCAACTCTTCAAGCGACATCTGGTGGGTTTGCTTATTAAGTCTTGTAGTTAAATAAACCATTTAACAAAACCTCCCTTATATTTACGCTATAATCTTAATTTATGTAGCTTTCCCTTCGCTGCGTCCTGAGGGATGCATTAACGCTTTCTTACCAGTCGTAATCGTTACTTTCTCGTGTGGTAAGATGGCGAAACTACGGTGAGTTGGTAGAGTTTTGGATAAATTATTTTAAAATTGTTAAGATTTAACTTGACAATTCAAGAAAAATGTGTTCCAAAAATCTGATGACCTGCCATCCGGGATGCACAGCTTCCATCTCGGTGCCGTCTCTCATCCTCTCAAGTTGTTACTTCCGCTAACAGCAAAAGCGTATTCAAAATAATTGAAATACTATCGCATTATAGCTTAATTTATGTTAAAAATATTAACATCAATAATAAAACATTTCAGTGACCACATCTTCACCATTCTTATATCTTTCAAGGATATCTTTTATCTTGGATTCGACGTAATCTACGAGTCCAAAATAGACTGTTCCGTAAAGCCCAATCATATCATCGGGCTCTCTTTCATCATCTTCTGGACTTGGTACACAGATATTGTTTTCAATTAACACTTCTTCGAACTTTTCCACTATATTAGCGGCTTCATCTCGTGTAAAAATTGTATTCATATCATCCATTTTCAATACCCTCGTTTTTATTACAAACAAATAACTGTATTGTGTCTTTAATGCAATCGCGGAGAACATCTTGTATCGAAAAATCAGAATCCAACCAACCTTGATACAAAAAATCAAGTATGTTGTCCTTGTCTAACAAGAACACACATTCTTCGTTGGATAAAACAATTCTTTCATCTAAGAACATTTCCGCAATTTCATTTTTTATTGTGATTTCATATGAAAGACGTACAAAATTCCAGTCTTTCATATCCGCCCCACGAATATATTGAAACGTCCGTTCTTTTACAAATATATTCCAGTCTTCGGCGAGCCTGTCTGCAACCATACCATTCAAGATATCGTTCTCGTTTGCGTTTTGAGATACCGTTAATGACATAGTAATCACTCCTTAAAAACAATCAAGAATACCGTGGAAACCGTCTATCTGAACAAACTTCCACAGTCCATTACCTTTTACAAAGTTTATATAATTGTTTACGCCAAGTGCGCAAATCAATCTTACGGTTGTTGCGACTCCAAGCGTTACACCACAAGCCGATACAGGGGTTTCTTCTGCGGCTTCTTCGTGTGAAAACTGCATAGTTTTCAACAAGTTTTGTCTATCTTTATAGACAGACCAGTCAGCGGCATAATGCTGTGCGCCTTCGAGAAGGGTTCTGAAGTCAAGGATTGCCTTAACGAATGAACTTGTTAAGTGTTTCTCAACAATTTCCTTGCGTATCTCAATACTATCTACCGCAAGGAAGATATACCCGGACATTATTTCGCCCTTCCAACCCTCGGGTTTAAGCTTAATTGTTTCTGTTGCATCAGGATTTATCTCAATAATGATATCGCGAAGAGCCTCGACCTTTGTTTTGCCGACATCTTTTTGAGTAAACATCTGATTAACAATATTGTGAGGTTCTACTGTATCAAAATCCCAAAGGGTAAACCTTGTTACTCCACATCTTGCAAGATTTTCCGCAAGCGTTGAACCGACCGAACCACACCCTACTATGTGTATCATAGATGTGTCTTTATCCGGCTGAAAAAAATCATAAGATTTGCTTAAATTCATTATATTTACCCCCGTTATTCACCAAGTGTTAAAACCTGGAAAGCCTCATTAAGTTTCTTCTGTTCTTTTTCACGTTTTGTCTGTATTTCCTGAAATTCTGCGTGAGCAGCAACCATCAGCACATCAATCGAGATGGTTTCACCCGCACTGAAATCACAAGCATCATCATAAAGAACGTCTTCAAGTTCTTCATCATAATCAATATCAATTGGAGAATCTTCATTTTCTTCGTCTTCCTCGTCGATATAACCATTTTCCCAGAGATAGTCAAAAAGGTCGTCTCTGATTTCCTCAACGGTCATATTTACGGGTTCATAACAGAGCCATCCGTCACAAGTATAGAGTTCATAACCCGTAGGAATGTTGTCAAGATACTCTCTGACTTCTTCCCAGTCATAGCCACCATCTGTGACCATATCGTAGAGGTCGGAATTAACACAACTATAATAGTTGTCTTCGTTCACAATTGATTCAGCCCAGTGACCATACTCGCTGGCTACTTCAATAATATCGCAGAGAGTTTCGGTCTGCTCATAATATTCCTGTCTTGTCATATGTATCTCCCCTTTTTATTAATAATCAAACGGATAACCGCTATTAAAACCGCTCCCGTATTTATACATTTTTTCATACTCTGAAAGTTCATCATCTTCTTCGCGGCGACGCCCTTTGCGTTTTCCGCCCTCATATAACTCAAGCTCTTTGCTATCTTTGTTATCTTTTGAAGAACTTGACGGTGTTGTACTTTTCTTTTCGTCCTGTTTTCCGTATGAACTCGTATATGTTTTTGTTTTTACCATATCGTCTGCGTCTTCAATGAACGATATAATTCCTATATCTTCTTCAAGAACCACGATATTAACATCTGCTGTTTCAAACAAAACATTTTTTGCAAAATCATATATTTTGATTGTTCTTTCGTCTTTTTTATTCCATATCAAGAAAATATAGAACATACTGTCGTCGAGTTGTTCAATAATTTTTTCCTGATGTGTAATATCAACGCCACTCGGGGTTGTTCCCATATTGACGTGGGAATGACCTTGCATACGAAGGTTGTTGAATACATTATCCTCAAGACCATAAAGCCACTCCTGATATTCCTTTTGGTCTGTATTTACGGTTGCACCGGTAACTTCCTGCGGATAGACGAAAATATCATCAATAATATATTCATCTTTTCCATCCTCACCTCGTCTTGCGGTTCCGTGCCACGCAACCTCTTTATCGAAATGGGATACGAGACGATGCATTTTAATCCAGGCTTTTTCGGAAAAAAGCAAAGTTGCTTTCCGTTCTGGCAACGAAAATGTATCGGTGAAGTTTATTTTACCGTCTGCCATTTTTATTTCCTCGATAAATTTTTTGAATTTATCAAGGATGTCGCCTTTATACTCGTCGGTTAATTTAATTATCTTCGCCATTTTCCTCAGTCCTTTCTTCGTTATCAAGTATTTCAATAGCTCGTGCTACACTTACGATATTTCCGTCCGGAAGTTCAATACATTCGAGTGTACGTCTTGAACGGAATAAATCGCCAGCAAACCTTGTTGTAACTGGGCTGTCGTGGAAATTCAAACTTGCATTTGATGCTATTACCTGTTCAAACGCAAATATATAATCCTGATTTCTTAAAGCCTCTACACAAATCCTCTCATTGTCACCCATACAATGGAAATGATAAAGATGCGGATTGGCAATACTTTGCTTACACTCTTGTATATGAGAAAAATCATATCCAGAACGAGCAGTAACACTTGCTCTTTGTGTGTCAAATATAAATGCCGAACAAGTTCTGATTTTGAATTTTCTGTCTAAGAAAACTGCTTTCAAAAACCTATATATTTGTTTTTCTGTAAAGGACTCGCGTGTCATATACCATATAGAACTACGGTTGTTTATGTATGTTTCAGCGGCTTCTTCGTCCCAAGCAGAAAGATATCCATTTACACAGAAGGATAACTCACTCTCGCTTACGTCCTGAAGAACCAAGTTTTTATTTGATAAGAAATATTCCATTAATTCTGAATCATCAGAATTACCAGCCTTCTTTGCCTGAAGTCCGAGTATTCTTATATTAAGTTCGTTTATTCGTGATAATCTATCGCTTATTGAACGGTAATAATTTTCGATATCAGCTTCGAATCGTTCAATATCATTTGTTGAGCGTCTTATTTCATAATCCGCAAATCTATTTTCAAAACCCAAAAGTTTTGACTTAATAAATATCTCTCGGAAATTATACTGTTCTGCAATTTTTGCAATAGCGCTCAGATATTTTTCGTCCGTTTTTTCTCTAAGCGAACTAATAAGAGCCATCTCATCTTCAGATATACCCTCGCTTGCTGAAAAATACCACGGGAAAAATGCGACTGTTGCACACTGTAAGTAGTGATATTTCTGATAACCAAGTTGTTCTGTGATAAGAATGACACTCTTAAGTTCCGGGTTAATAAAACATAATACGAAAAACGCATTCTGGAAAAAGTCAGTAACCTTTTCCAACCTTTCGTATCCCGGAAACGCCTGAGCAAATTTCTTGGTAAATAATTCTTTACCCTCCGAAGTCATATTACTGATTTCATATAATGAGATTGTATTTGAACAATCCGCTATCGCCGACTCTTCCCCGCTAAAGAAACCTCTAACGGTATTAACGGACATTTTTGATAAATCAGAATAACTTGCGTTATGTCTTGATAATCTATAATTTAAATACCCGTCACCAATTCTATTGGCAAGTAAAGCCCTCAGCGTAGCGACAAATGAATTATCGCCGTCATAATTTACGCCATTGATGCTTTGAAAATACTCATTAGCAATTCCCGAGGTCAAGCCAGTCTCACAAACTGTCTGCCTAAACATTCACAAAAACCTCCTTTAAAATAGTGAAATGGGAGATGAGGGACTTGAACCCTCACAAAGTTCCCTTTACAAGATTTTAAGTCTTGTGCGTCTGCCCATTCCGCCAATCTCCCATAGTAAAGCCCGCCGACGAGCGACGGGCTTGGAAGATTTAGGCGTTGTCAGCCTTTACAACATTGATAAGGAAGCACTTATCAGCAATACCGAAATCTGCAAAACTCTTATCAAGGTCGCCGGGTGCAAGCGGGCTGCTATCAAGCTGAAGCATACCTCTTGTGTAATCAATACCGTTATCTTCAAGAACTGTGCGAAGTGTAGTGTTCTCAGGAACAATAACTACCTCTCTCTTTACGTTATTACCTACTGTGACTCTAATCATAATGACTCTCCTTTGTTAAAAAAATATTTTAGTAGATTTGTGAGGCTGCTTTCGCAGCCTCGTTACGTAATGCCGATTAAGCGATTACAGTAATGCTCTCCATAACCGCAGCCTTATCAGCATCAATTTCCTCAAGAGCAAGAAGAAGCTGAGCTTCGACTTTGTTAAGGTTGTTGATTGCAACACCTGCGGCGTCAGCAAACGCTTCCTTAACATCATCACCCTTGTTAGCAATAGCGATTGTTACTGAAGCGTTTCCGCTATCGTCGTTTGCTACGCTGTCAAATGTGATACCGTACTGGTTCAGAGAACCCTGACAAGCAACATCAACCGCAAAGATAGGCTCTTTGCCGTCTTCCCCGCCCTTCAGTACAAGAGCCTCGGGGCGATACTTCTTCGCTGTCTTTAAGTCCTCCATTTTGATTGATGAAGTGATTACTGCTGCGTTACCAGCAATTGTGATTTTTGCCATATACAAAAACCCTCCTTATTAATGTACTCTATTAGCGTTACCCATCCGCACCACGTGGAGGTTGAGCCATTGCGGACAACCCGTCACCGAATACCAATTTCGGCGGCGGGCAAATATTTTAGAGGGGTTATAGTTATATAAAACATTCGTAGGGATATTCCTCAAAAAATTCCTCTCCTGTTTTATCGTCTATTAAAAACATTGGTCTGTATATTTCGAGGTTATGTTTCTCATATAGGTATTTAAGAAAAGCCTCTTTGATATCCCTTATCATTTTCTTGTTCTCCCTCGTTGATACATTTATGTAATCAGCGGCGACAACAAGAAACTCAATAACCGCGTCATCAAGTTCTTCCTCTCTTGTGTCAATTTCAAACTGTTGGTAAGCCGCCTCGTCATCCATAGGCGGTTCGTCTTTTGTTTCCGGCACATCTCCGTCAATTTCCGCAAGAGTTTCAAAAATCCTTGATGTTAGAAAGTCGTCAAACACCTCATTTATTGTTTCAATAAGGTCGCTTTCGCTAACGACTTCTTCTTCATAAACTACAAAATCATCTTCCAAAACCGTGATTAACGGTCTGCTATTAAGTTCGCTCATAAAAATCTGAATACCATATTCAGGTCTTTCTGCAATCAAAATCATCTCGTCTGGTTTCAAAAACCTTTCGAAATAATCCCAAGCCCCTTCGGGTTGGATTAAAATGTTTGTCATAAACAAACCCCCTTTATAAATTTCTGAGCGTTAGGTATCAAGTTGGCTTTAGCAAGAAACTTGATACCCCACGGAATCGTACCGTGCCATTACGGGTTTGAAATGGAGCAAAGAACCCATAAATCGAACCTCGCTGTCGGAAAACCGACTATATTAAGAAGGATGAAAAAATGAAAAACTCTTTACTATGCAAGGAACCGCCGAGAAAATATTTTTTGGAGGTCTCTATGAAAACTCAATAGATATATTAACAACCCGTTCCTTGCAAACGGCGCTCGGTAAACCCGAGGGGTTGTTATTTTGAAAATAAGTAAAAAAGAAATGATATGAAAACAGCAAGGAAACCAGACACAAGAGTTCCGACCCAAAAGCCGTTCCAAAAACCCTCGTTTTTGCCTTTCTCGAAAATCTCTTTTAAGGTTGTTTTAGAACCCTTAACCCTTGCTTCAAGGACGGCTTCTAATTCCCCTGCTGTTAAATTAAATTGGTAGTCGTCGTTGTTTATTTTCCAGTTCATATGTTTTACTCCCCTCAAGTACGATGCACAGATAACCAATCTATTGCTTCTAATGCTGTCATTGATTCCCCCGTTGGCAGAACCACACACCGTAGTTCTTTTTTGTCTACAAACAAATCACGCAAAAATCTTTGAAACAAAACGGCATCCGAAACCTGTAATGCTGACACAAATTCCGACATAAAAGAAATCGAGAGTTTATAATTCCTGTCTTTCAAAGAACGGGATATTACCCAAAAGTCACTTCCTAAGTCGTGATAATATGTGTTCGGATGTGGAAGATAATCTTCGTATTCAGGACAAAGAATACTTTGAGTAAGACTTTTGGGACATATACCAAACGAGTATTGCGTTCCATCGGGGTTTATATTTATGTAAAACCCAGCAGAAACCTTTATGTTTAATACTCTGTCGATAAAAACCGCCCTTAAAAACTTATACATAATTACCTTGCCAACTCCGTATTCCTCTTGATAGATATGAGAGTTTGGGTTAAAAATGATGCGTCCTGCCGCATATTCATCCCATATAGTTAAAAACCTATTTATAACAAAATTTACAGATTCATTACTATAAGTGCTGATTGTTATGTCGTCATTTTGTTTTAATATCTCTAAAAGCGTTGCTATTATTGACTCTGTCATACCATACCTCGCTTTTTACACAATAATCCCTGCGCTGGAAACGAAGGTACATCTTTTACTATGTTTTAATTTCAGGATAAAAACCCTTGCTTTGTGATAATTCTCAAAACACCGAGTTATCCTACACCCGTTGGGTGCATAGAAGGTTACTTCGTAATAACCCTCGCCGATTACATAAGAAAAATCCTCTGATTTACTCATCTAAATCACACCCTTTCGGTAAAAAACTATTGAAAATCTTTGGGCACACATAAGCCCCTTCGGTATCATATGTAAACGGAGAGGCGTAAACCCTATCAGATTTCGGGAAAACCTTGTCGGCAACTTCGTTTTTAATAACGAACATTCTACCCGTAGGATAAACACCCGGCTGTATTTCCCTATCACAAAACTCATTAGGTTCTTCGGTTGCTTCAAATACAGAAAACCCAAGTGCCATACCTTCCTTGCATTTCTCGCAAGGTTCAAAATCAATTACCGAATATTTTGGTGCTTCAAAATCCTCGCCTTTTCTGGCGTTCCCTATACGCCCAAGACAAGCGATTTCGTCTTTGCTTTCCCCACACCAAAAGCAAATCGGTATGGTGGGATTAAGCCCATACTTTGGCGATAATCTTATGTTTGATTTACCCATCAAAACCCCTCCTCGTCATATTCGTCGTCGTACTTTGGTAAACCCTCGTACCATTTATTAACTTTATTCCTAAACCACTCCGAGTGGTCGTAGGTGAATTCAAAAATCCCGTCGCCGAGTGCTAAACCCAACAACAAAAGCCCAAGATAAACCAGCATCTTTATGATGCCGTAAAATTCCATTTCACTCATAGTATAAAACCCTTCTTTTATTCGTAAAATTCCGCCTCAAATATGCGGTCGTCGTTGTCTATAAAATCACCGTCGCAATTTGCACAGTAAAAATTCCCGTCATAGTCAAGGACGAAAACCGAGCCAAGACCAAAACCTGCGTTATCGTAAAGCTCGCATCCGCAACGGCAACAATTTCCTTTGTGAGAATGATATAGTTTTAATAAATCCTTAATTTCCATATCAAAAACCTCGCCTATACTTCAGTAAACCCACGACAAAACCCGTTTACCATTACGCCAGATTTCCACCTCAATTCCCGAACGATACCATTCCATAGCCTCGTCGTGATTTTCCGTGATTTCCCCGGTTTGTGTATTATAATAGTATTTGTCATCAACCTTTTTTATTTCCGTGATTTCTATGTCTTTTTCCTTGTAATAAACCATATCCGGTTCTTTCCAAAAATTCAGTAACGCATCCACAATTGTGTTACCAGATTCCGTGGTTCTAATACCCTCGTTTGATAACTTATCAATGTAGTAAATTTCATATTCGTTCATACTCAAAAACCCTCTTATACCGCAACCTGAGCACAATGCCCAGAACCGTAATTTACCGTCATTTTCAAAGAACCAAAAGCCATACGGACAACCGTTTTGCTTTGGTCAAAAACCGCATAATATTCCCCACGGTCTTTATCAATACCGCAAATTACTTTTGCTTTTCCCTGCTTTGCAAGGTCGTGCATACGATTACAAAAATCCTGATAACTCATAGAAAACCCTCCAAATTGTTTCTATTAAAATATAATGGTATAAACCCATAATAAAACAGACCTTAAAAACCCTACATAGTAAAGTGTTAAGGTCTGCTCGATATAGGTTTATGAGATACCCCTAACTCCTGAGAGTATGTTCGCCCTTGGGCGTGAGATATCAAAACCGCAACCTATTTTTTATGGGAACAGATAAAACCCAGCCGTTTTTATTATGGGAAACCCAGCATAAAAACCAAACCGTTTTAGTCTAAACAGATAAACCTCAATAAATTCACTATCTTATTGATGACGACTTTGAAATATCGGACAAAGTTGCCGTATGAGATAAGCCCATAATGGAACAAACCTTATGGAAAACCCACAAGGTTTGCTCTATATAGGTTTATCGGGAACCGCCTATGCTATTGCATAGCCTGATATTTTGCGAAAAACCCTGCCTTATTTCTTAATCTGCTTGTATTCAACCGAATAACCCTTATCGGTTACAATACGGTGGCAAATCTCGGCGATATACTGTGTTAAATATCTGTGATTTGCACAAGCAACGGTCAAAGCCTGTTTCTTTTTCTTGCTATAGATAGATGTGAGATAATTGCGGTCGTGAGAGGTCGCCTTATACTCTTCACCTATCATAGCGGTGATAACGGACTGCAAAGTTTTAAGCAGGTTCGTGTTTGACGTGGGTGTTTTACCCATATCAATTTCTTTTGCGATTTCGGACATTGAATAACTGTCGTTAACCGTTTTCGGATTTATGCCGAGGTCAACACATTTCTGGGCTGTAAGGAAGAAATTGAATTTCTGTACCATATGCAGCCAATTAGCGTCCTTGCCGATACCACCTGCAACAAACTTATTGAGGGCAATAAGGTCAATAGGTCTCGTAGTATCCTCGATAACCTTTACGGGAACCTTTTTTTCGTCCTCTGTCTTTGTTTCTCTTACCCTAATGGTGTCAAATGTAAGCATTTTGACAGCCTCAAGCATAGGGTCTTTGGTATTTGCGAGTTTTTCAAAAGTAGCCACTCTACGCTCGTGAGTGTATTCATTCACAGCCTGAGTGATAGGTTCGTCCAACTCGTGTGCTTTCTGGAAATCTCCATTGAGAACCGCCTCATTGTAAGCCTTGACAAGACTTTCCGCAGTCCCTCTGATTTCCTTCAAAGATTTTACCTTTTTTGCTGCCATAGTTTTGTACCTCCTTTGATTTTTTAGTTTTTCAACTATGGTCTTATGAGATAAACTCATAGCAAAACAAACCTTTGTTCAGTAACCGACAAGTTAGATAATTTTTTCAGCCTGAGAGAAAAGATTTGCTTAACTATGGGTTTATCCCATATGCTAAAAGGGTAAAAGGGTGGTAACGAACGCCCGAACGTGAACGCCCGAAACGTGAACGAAAACCCGTTCACTAAAAGGGTGTAAACACGTAACCGAACGCCCGAACGTGAACGCCCGAAACGTGAACGAAAACCCGTTCACTAAAAGGGTGTAAACACGTAACCGAACGCCCGAACGTGAACG